CGTTGGTGTCCGTCAACCAGTGGTTGATCGTGTAACCCTCGGGGATCGAACCGTTGTTCTTCAGCGCGTTGATGTCGTTGTCGGCGGTCGCCACGCGGAGTTCGGTCTCCAACAGACGGGTCGCAACGAATTGCAGTGAAGGCGGAACGATCAGTTTCCGGGGCTTGGCAGCGATCAGCAGACCACGTTCGTCCGTCCACGCTGCGATCTGGATCACGGCGTTTTCAAGGGACGTTTCGTTGAGGTCAGCACCCACGGTCGGGCGGTTGCTGTTGGTGCCACCAGAGATCAGCGGATGCGCCGTCGAGAACAGGCTCACACCGTCGCCGTAGGTCACGGCGGAGTTGAAGCCTTGGTTCAGGATGGCCGCAGCCTTGACCTGCTTGGTGTAAGCCATAGCACGGGCCAGAGCCTTGGTGTAACGGGCCGACAGAGAGTCGTACAGGTTGTCTTCCATCGCCTCTTCGGTGATGGAGAAACCCATAGCGATGGTCTCGTGGTTGTACCGTGCAGTCCAGGCTTCTTGCGCGTTGTCATACGCAATGGCTTGGCCTTCAGGCTTAACCGGGGCGGCAGAGAAACCAGCCAGTTTGGTTTCTTCTTCGAACGAACGCTCGGAAGTCTCGGTTTCGTAGATTTCCTTGTGTTCTTCGCCGTAACGCTTGTACTCCATGCCAAACAGGGCGTTCAGACCCGGCAGGAGTTCCTTCAGTAGTTGGGCACGAGAAATTGCCATTTTGAATTACTCCTTACGCAAGCGCCGTAGCGTATTGATACGAGTGCCAGCCCTGGTTCCACTTCACCAAGACTTCAGGGAAGCCGGTAAAGGTGAAACTGCTACCAGCGGTAGAAGCGGTCAGCGTCTTCGCCACGGTGACGGTCGTGCCATTCACGTTGGTCACATAGTTGAAGTCGCCAGGGGTTCCACCAGCAGTTGCATCGGGGCAGACCACCGCCATACCGGCCTGAAGGCCAGTGACAGCAGCGTCCAGCGTGATGGTCGTGGAGGCAGAAGTACCCGTGCCCGACACGGAGTAAGCCGTTTCAGGGACCACAGCAACGACGCGGAACGGCAGCGAACTGGTCGCCACACGGACGTTGCCGGTACCGTTGGTCGGGCCGTCACCAGACACAGCCATCTTGGAATTGCCCGTGACGGTGCTACCGGCAACGCCGGTAATCGCGTACACGTTGGTTCCAACGAACGACTGGTTGGCATAGCCAATGGTCGAAGCGGTGTTGCTCTCGGTGGAGGTTTGACCAACCATCGCCACCTTGAACAGTGCCGAGGGATCATCCACCACAAAAGCCACGATGTCGTTAGCCAGGATACTACCGGGGTAGTACTGGGCGAACAACTTCTGACCCGTCGAGGGGTTGGTGTAAGAACATCCGACAAATACGCCGATAGCGCCAGCGATGACCGAGGTCGGGCTGGTTGCGGCGGAATAGCCGGTCTTGATGATGGTTCCGTCCGTCGTCAACTGCAACAGGTCGCCATTGAACAAGGCGGTGCTGTAGTTTCGAGCAATCGGAATTTGTCGGATTGCTCCAGCATACGGTAGGCCATTCAACTCGTTGATGGCTTTGAAACCGTAGGGAGCGTCAACAACAGGGTATGCCATTTGTGACTCCTAAGATGATTTAACCACGTCCGAACTTCACCTCAGAACGCCGCTCCTTGAAGACGGGCATCCGGGGATCGTTCTCGCGCATGAAGGCGTTGTCGACCGACTGCATCTGCCCATCAGTTTGACGCTGATAGTACGAGTTGCGTTGTTCGACAAACTCTTTGGGTGTTTTGCAAAGCAAGAGTCCACCAATCTCGATGCTATCTGGGAACCGGGGCTTGTCCCCAGTTGCCATGATTTGGATTTCGGGATGCTCAGAGGCTTTTACAGGCTCCCAACCTTCGCGGAGTTTTGCGGAAACATGGCCTGGATCGGCAGTACCCAAAGTACTGATTCGAATCCAACGAAACTCGTAGCCGTCCTCGGGGTTGGGGCTCGGCAGCAGTTCAGGAAGCATCCACTGCTTGGGGCGCTCCATCTTTGCTCGGGTATCCAATTCACGGGGAGTACGTTCAGCCATTTTGTTTCCTCATTTCTTCCGCAACCGCACGGGCGTACTGCTCATTCGTCAGTCCGAGCCGCTTGGCGATGTTCACTTGGGACTTGGTCAGCACGATTTTTTTGGGCGCTGTGCTTCGGTTCGCGGGTGCAACTACCGGTGATTTCTTTGGCTTCTCGGAGGTAAACGCATCCGGGAAGATTTGCCGCATACGTTGGTCGATGCGGTCAAAGTATTCATCACTCGCCAGTTTTACCCCACTTTCCACAAGTTTCCGATGCAGTGTCAGAGCAACAGCCGTCATCTCCTCGTTTGGCCCAAACCAGGGATTGGCATCTTGCCACGCGGCTGATTTGGGATCGAGGACTACCGGCTCTTGTTGAACTGGTTGTGGTGCGGGTTGTACCACAGGTTTTTCTGCTTGAACAGGGGCCGGTTTGAAATTATTCACCCGGTCTGCTTTGATCTTTGCGGCAGTCAAAGCCTCCTGGGCTTCAACAATTCCGTCCGAATCACCTGACTCAAACGCAATCTTGTACTTGCGCTTGGCCTCTTCCAACTCGTTTGCAACAACCTTTTTGGCCTGCTCCAAGAGCACTTGTTGGGTCTGCCCCTGCGAACTTTGGAGTTTTTTGTTCTCCTCTATAAGTTGTTGAGCAAGGCGAAGCGCCTCTTCGCGCTCACGGAAAGCAGCCTCTTTTGCCCGGCGCTCTTCGTGATAACCCTTAGAAAAGTGCTGGATGCGCTTTTTGACCCCTTCGGAATACTGGGCCAGTTCATCATCCGTAACTTCTGCCGGGGGTTCCTTCATCGGGGGGCGATCACGATCCTCTAAGGGAGTATCGTCAATCACCTCAACCTCGGGCTCTGCTTCGCCCTCGACTTCAAACTGGATTTCTTCCTGCTTCTTGTCCTCGACCTTTTCGTCCGGGAACTTGAATGCTTCTTGATCAAGCGGCATGTGATCCTCCTTAAACGCGAGAGATGCCACGCGGGTCTTGCACCACGGCTTCCACGCTGTCATCGTTGATGATGCGGAACTCACGCCCGTGAATCTTCACGCGGGTGCCCGTGTTGGGTCGAACCAAAACAAAGTCGCCCGGTTTGCACGATGGTCCACTGGGGAATCGGGTTTTATCGCCGTAGGCGTCCGGCCCCATCTTCATCACAAACAGCACTGGAGACATGACTTCCTCGAAGTGCATGGTCTGCCCTGACTTGACGATCCCACTCTCATACTCACGGTCGATCTCTGGGAGAACGCACAGCAAGTGGTACGTTGCGGGTTCGGGAAGTTGCTTGGCCTTTTCCTCTGCCGTTTCAGGCAGGGTGGTCGGCACGGCGTCTTCGCCGGTACTCAGGAGGATTTCACTCATCTTCGTTTTGCTCCATCTTTCGCACGAGGTCGGTGATAAACATGTGTGCGGTTGAGAGACCCCGGACCTCACCACACATACTGCGGTACTCGGCATAGTCCCGAGCCGCACCATCTACGAGGGCACGGGCGATGGACTCCCGGTGCTCCTCAATGTCTTTCAATACCACGGAAAACGCAGTGGTTGCCATGATCATTCCTTTGCTAAATGTTCTCGATACACATCCTGATTGATGGTTTCCGTTTTGTAATCAATGCCACAGAACGCAGCATAGTCAGCAATCGTCCTCTGATTGCCAAGCCCATAGATTCCTTTGAGATCGCCAGTCAATACCTGCCTGACGCGCTTGAGAGAGTGCAACTTCAACTTCTCCCAGTTCTCATGGCGCTTCTTATCCGCGTGGCATTCCCAATGCGCCACTCGGTGGTCGCGGTCCCAGTTGTGATAAATGGGCATGTTGGGGACATAGAAAATGTCCCAGCCGTGCGTGAATGAGCGCAGCGTGATGGTCTGCTCCTCGCCCTCAAAGTAAATCTGAGGGTCGTATGGAATCTCATCAACAAATTTGCCCCTGGAGAACAAGCATCCAGCGGCTGTGTACCACGCCTTTACGGGCCTTTTGATTGGCTCTGTCTGCGCCGCCACCATAAGAATCAGCGCATCGTCACAGAACTTAACCGGAGGCTTGAAGATGTGGACCTTTGCCCCGTCTTCAATTTCCCTAACCGGCAAACTTTTCTCAAACCAAAACTTCTTGGGATACCCAGAGATGATTGGCTTGCTGAACTGCTCTTCCAGTGACTTGGCCTGCCCAATAAACCACTCATCCCAGTGCATGTCAAAGAGCATGTGGGAGTCAATCTGAAAGTACCAATCTTCTCCCTGGTAAAGCGACATCGCCAAGGCTCTGGCCCAGCAAACGCCGCGCGAGTCCTCGGGTTCAACGCCGATATACCGGATGTACTTGCGTGCAAGAAGGCCCGGGTTAATTCTCCTGGCCTGCTCTCTTTGTTCTACAACACCGAATGTGATTCTGTTTGGGTACTTTGCCTTGGCTAACGCATCAGCAATTGTGGCTTTCAACAGGTCATCCTGATAGGCCGCAACGCTGATAAAGATCGTTTCCGTGCTCATAAGCCAAAGAGTTGAATCGTGTTCCGAACCGGCGCGTCGGGCGTCGTTTGAAACACGCAATGATCAAGCGGCGTGACGATGTAGTTGGCGTGATTGAACTCGGGTTTCAGGCACTTAACTTCAGCGCCTTCTTTCCAAGCAAAGTACCCGCCGTAGTTCTCATCCCAATACTCATTGAGATGAATGGTCATGCCAAACTTCCATGAGTGATCTTGGTGCCAAGTGATGTAACTGCCCGGCATCATGCGGTGATAGACAGCGTAGATGTTGGCGTACTTGTTCAACTCTGGGTGAGCAACTTTGGCTTGAGCCGCCACATCTTGTCTCAAGTCTTCAGTCAGATCAAAGACCAAGATGGCCGCGCTTGACCTGATCAATTCCTTTTGCCATGAGGTGTGGTTTGTCCGGCAAGAAGATTGATCCTTTGTGTATGCGTGCAACCGCTCAATGAGCGGCGCACTCAACACATCTCTAAAACTTTGTACGCTCACTGCTTCACCGCGCCTTTATTGGGGCGGGGCTTCATCACCGTCTTGATCATTTCGGCGCGAAGTTTCTTGTCGTTCTGCTGTGATTGAGCAGCAAGGCGGGCTTGCTCCTTCTGGGTTTCGATTGCAATGCGCTCTCGCTCAAGACGAATCTTTTCCTGAGCAATGGCGAAGTCGCGCTGGCTGTCCTGCTCTTTACGTTGCAGTTCTTGCATACGCAATTGCAGTTCTGCCTGCTGCATTTGCAGCATCGGGTTCTGCGCCATCTCTTGAGCCTGGGCTTGTTGAGCCTTGCCCATGTTGGACTGAAGCAGTTGCTGTGCGGCCTGAGCAACCAGACGGGAGATTTGCACCTCTGCTTGCTCATCCAGTTCAGCATCGGGCGGAGTAAGCGGAACGCCCAACTGTTCTTCAACCTGTTGACGGTACGCAAAGGCCATGTGCTCTGCGATGTGAGCCATGATGGCTGCGCCCATCTGTTGGGCCATCGGAGATTGACCAATCATCTGAGCAACCATCGGGTCTTGCATCAGCGCCATGTGAGTAGCGATGTGCGCCTGATGATCTTGGTAGATGAATGCCTTGGTCGGCTTGCCGGTCAGGAACGACATGTTCTCCGACACCGGATCGCGAGGCTTCTGGTCTTCCTCAATCGGAACCAACTTCTCGGCATTCTTGATACCAAGAACTTCCAACATCTGCCGGTGCAGGTTGGGTAGGTCATAGATTTGCGGAGCACCTTGGGCCAACTGGAGAGCGGCTTGATACTGCATGATCCGCTGCGCCATCGTGGAGGCGTTGGGATCAGAGACCGGGATCACCTCAACAAGATCGTAGTCCTCTTGTTTTGCAGCACGATTTCCTCCCACGGGGATGTAGGAGTAATCCGGCGGCATGTAGTCCCGGATGATCTGCTTGAGGAGTTTGAACTCCATCTTCAGGCTTGCATGCACGCGAGCCTGAACAGCCGACATCGTCTTGAGTTGACGCTCAAGCAGAGCCAGGGTAGTACCCACCGGGGCTTGAGCCGACATGTCGCTGAACTTCAGATCAGCAATAGCCGCTAGGCGACGGCCTTCGTCGGTGATCTTGTCAAGGAGAACCGCGAGAACTTGGCTCGGTTCCTTGTACGGCAGCGGCATGATGTTGTCACGCAGCGCGCCAGACGGGATATCTACATCTCTAAATTCACCTGGGGCAATCGGCGTGTCGTCACCCTTGACTCGCAGACCCCGGGTCTTCAGCCCTCCGGGGAGGTTGGACAGTGTTCCCGCGTCTACCAGTTGGCGAATAATCGCGGTCCCTGCACGAGCATACCCACCAATAATATGAATAAAACCAAGGCCATAAGCACCAAAACCAGGGATGTAAGTGTACTGAACGAAGTGCTGTCGCTTGAGTTTTCGGCGGTCTGATTCTTCCCAGTTTCGTCGGATAGACAGAACGGTTTGGGTTCCCCGCTCGATGGTGATGACGTAGGGTAGTCCGATTCCGGTTTCTTCTCCATCATCGTCTGTATCCTCATAGCCCTTCAGATTCCAATCGACGTGAATCTCAAGCACCTGATACCGATCATCATCGGTGAGGGTGTAGCCCTGTTCCTCAGCCTTCTTCTTCTCAATGTCTGTAAAGACTCTGACCGGCTCGCCCAGTTCTGTTTGGCGATAGAAGCCAGCGGCCATCAACTTGTTCAGATCATTCTCAGTCTTACGCATCACATGGGTGACGCGCTCGGCTGTATATACATTAGCCGCTCCGTAGGGAATGATCAAGTCTTCTGCCTGGATGTAAGCAGCCACTTGTCGGCCAAGTGAAGGATCAAAATAAACCTTCTTGAACGCTGCACCAGCAAGACCGAGGGAGTACAAGAGTCTTTCATGCTCAGGACGGTACTCAATCATCTCGTCCGTGAGCCGGTAGTTCATGTCGTCCTTGACACGGTCGGCAGACTCTTCGTTCTTCCGAGTTACTTCACCAATGATCTGGGTCTTGACAGGACCCTGAGCCGGAAAAGTCTCCGTGATCATCTCGGACTGAAAGCGAATGGCCGCTTCGGTCAGGATCGGGGAGTACACACCGCAGGCGCCAAGCCAGGGTTCTGCTCGTTCTTCGTACTTCATGCCAAGGACTTCGAGTCCCTTGACATACATGTCGGCCCAGTCTTTGCGACTGTTGATGTCCGCGTCTACAAGACCAACAAGATCAGAGGCCAGAGACTGAAGGTCGCCTTCTTCCATGTACTCTGCGAGGTTGGCATCAAAGTCTTCGGCAGTCTCTGCTTCTGGCTCCAACTCAATCTCCAACCCGCCCATCCCGATCTTGACAGATTCGGGGTCTTCAATTTCAATCTCAACCATTGGTTCATCTCCCATCTCTTCTGGGAGGAGGGGAACCATTGCCGGGTCGATATTGGTTGCCATGTTAATCCTCAATAATACGCCGCCTTGCGCGGCTGAACGAAGGGTTCATCTCTCTCGTCTGATTCGAGTTTGATCAAACCACCGGACCTAAAGCGAAGCATAGCCTGTACGGTCGAATCCACCAAGTCGTCATGCTCCGCATTTGGGAAAGCAGCCATCTGTTCGACCACCTCGTGCGCCCATCTCCGGTCTGGAATCCACACTTTTCCTGATCTGAAGATGTCGGCCACTGAACTCAGGCGGGCAAACTTGTCATTCGGGACTTTTTTCGTCCCACGGGTGGGGGTGTACTCCGAAACAATGAGCCCCATCTGCCTCAATTCGTAAATAAGCGGGGCTCCGGCGGCTTTTGCCTCGATGAGACACACATCGGGCTCCCACTCCTTGTACATCTCGTAGGCTTTGTCCTTCAGTTCGGGAAATTCCATCCGTTTTTGGAAGGCATCCAACAAGATTAGGTGGGGATCGCGTTCATTTTCGTCCTTATTGAAGACTCCCCACGTCGTACAGGCCGAAAAGTCGGACCTTTCGTTCTTTGTGAAGGCCGTATCCCAAGATTGGATGATGAATTCGCACTGTGGAGGGTCATCTTTCTCCCAAATCTGCCACCACTCCCGCTTGATCATTGCCCCTTCTTCGCCAGTTGGCGTTTGCTGATATTGAGCGTTCCATTTGGAGATCGGAAGTTCGGCTTTTAGGTCTTCTAAGAGGTTTAGCGGCCAGAATTCAGGCCAAAGTGGGTTCCCAGAAGGAAGAATCGCGGGGAATTCGATGACTTTCCACTCCTCATCCTTGCCTCTTTTGGCCGAATCCTTGAGAACCTGACCAATCAGGTCCCGATCCGACCACCTCGTAGCGATGATGATGATCGCTCCCCCTGGTTGAAGGCGCTGTCTGGGGCCAGAGGTGTACCACTCATACGTTGAGTCATAAATTCCGGGGTTCCCAGCGGCCAAAGTCGCCTCTTGTTCCGAATGTGGATCATCAATGATCACCACATCCGCACCTCTACCGGTCATGGTACCGCCTACACCAATAGCGAAATACTCCCCACGGTCATTCACAGCCCACCGGCCCGCACTCTTGGAGTCCTGCCTCAACCTTACATTCGGGAACACCTCGTGGTACTGCTCCGAATCCACCAAATTTCGGACCTTCCGGCCAAACCCAACAGCGAGTTCACTCGTATTTGAGGACTGCATCACCTTCTTGTCAGGGAACTTTCCAAGGAACCAAGCCGGAAACAGGAACGAACCAAACTCCGACTTCGTGTGCCGAGGCGGCATGCTAATAGCCAGCCTCTTAATAGACCCATCTGCTATACCCTCAAAGGCTTTTGCCACCACCGCATGGTGCCTCCCCGAGATAAACCCAGGCCACATCTTCTTCACAAAAGCCAAAAACGACCCCTGGCACTTCTCCCTCTCAAGAGCCATCTTGTACTCGTTGACCTGATGGAGCAACTTCTCCTGATCGGCCACACTCAACTGACTGATCAAATCGTCTAACTTCATTCCAAATTCCTGAAGTTGATGTACACAGGCCGGATCGTCCTCCCAGCCCCCTCCATCTTCTTCACCACCCCCAACTTCACCAGCCGGTTCACGATCTTGTGAACCCCACTCACCCCGCTTCTCCCAGTTACATACGCAATCTCCCTCACAGTCGGGCTGTACCCAAACCGCTTCCACCACTCATCAATCGCCAAAAACACTTCCTTCTGCGCCGGGCTCATCTCCATCTCCATACACTCACTCTCACTCCTGTCCCCCCTGCGAGCCCTCAATTCCCCTATCTGAACCCGTTTCCGCCTCTTATCCACATACTTATCCACAGAAACTGGGGATAACTTTTCCTCTCCGGCTGGTGCGATCTGGTGTACTTCAGTCATGCAAAGTGAGGAAAACGTTGTGATGAAACAACAAACTAATGGAAATCTTCATTAGTTTGAGGTGGGTGCCTCATTTTTAGGCAAATCTAACTTTGACGGGGGGTCTCCCAAAAATGAGGGGGTGGGAGTCCCGCCAGAAAAAGAAGGGGGGGTGTCCGCAGAATTTTCGTCGTCAGCAGAGGAGGGGAAATCGGAAATGGGGTGGGGGGATGATCGTTCGTGGGGGATAGTATGTGTAGGGGGAGGGGCCACCATATCTGACGCATCGGGGGGTGGGGATAGGGTGGGGTCGACCTCCCCCCGGCTTCCGGAAAGTTCAGCCAGGAGGGAATCCGCTGCGCTGTCGATAACCTCGGCGTCATCCGCCTGGGATTTCAGCATCTCGCGCAACTGGGCCATGACTTGTGCGCGCGCGTCATCACTTGATCGAATGGTGCGAACCTCTTTCCGCTCAGTAAATGCGGCCACCTCGGTTACCGACCCCAACACTTTGGCCGCCGCAGTAATTTGGCCGGGCTTAGATTCCGGGTCGGTAATTACTTTCACCAGGGAATGAATCACCAGGGAACGCAGTCCTGCGGGGGTTTCATATTCCGCCGCCCTGATTGCGTGTTCTATTGCTTGGATCTCTGCACTCACCCTAGGATCGGCTGCGATGCGGTAAGGGTCGGCGCGGAGTGAATGCGGGCTGGCGTCGGCTTTGTATGCTTTGCGGTAGGCGTCCGCTTTGGTGTTTCCCTTCGCTACCTCCAGGGCGAACTTTCGCTGTTTGGGTGTTAGTTCCCGGTTTACCTCTCTTCCAAGGATTACCGAAACGGGAACTGTATCTAGTGCGTCCTTCAATTGCTTTCGGGATAGTTTAGGGGGTTTCATACTGAGCCGCTGCCCTTCGGGCTGAACCAAACCGCCGCCATCATAGGTGAACAAGTGGAGAACATCAATAGCCCGCGCCTATCGCCCGGCCCGCACCGATAAAAACAATTCAATGGACTGGTGCATCCTGACTGCTACATTGTCACCCGTGCTGACTGTTAGCACCAACCCGAAAGGATCGCTCACTATGTCATCCCTCATCGTTGTCACCTACCGCAAGCCCACCGACACAAGGGGCGCGCGGCTGCGCGTGACTTGCGGCGACTTCAAGCCCCAAACCCTGGCCTATCCCTACGGATATGACGGGTTCCGGGCATTTGAATGCGCCGCCCGCACCTATGCCGACTCTATGGGTTGGCATGGAATCAATCTCGCCGGCGGTTGGATCGGCACGGGTTCCGCCGGGTTCGCCCTTGTCCCCTACTCCACCAAGTGAAAGGAAACACCATGCAAACCGAATTCCCTACCCTGCGCGACAAAATCCGCGCCGAATCCGCTGCCCGCGCTGCCCGCAATGCCGGATTCGAAGCCCTGGCGATTGAAGCCCACGCCGCAGGACTGCGCGCCGTTGCGGAAACCGAATGCACCCCTATGGCCGTTTCAGATGGCCGCAACTTGTGGGTTGTCAATGATGGGCCGTGCGGCTTCGCCTGGGTCAAAGTGCCCGCGAATTCCGCTTTTGGCCGTTGGGCACTCAAGCGCGAACTGTTCCGCAAGTCCATCAGCGGGGGCGCGATGTTGTGGGTGACTGATTTCAATCAGTCCCATCAGCGGAAACAAGCATATGCCCACGCATATGCGGAAACCCTCCGCGCCGCAGGGATTGAAGCATTCGCCGATTCCCGGCTCGACTGAAAAGGGGCGCGCCATGATTCGAGTCGCAATCCTGGCCGCTTCCGCCTTTGTGGCGGTTGTGGCCCTTTCCATTGTGTGGCCCTATGACTGCGCCACCGATACCGAATGCGAAGCCGCCGAAGCCGCACGTTGTCTCATTCTCTGCGAAAGGTAACCCATGAACACCCACACTCCCGGCCCGTGGGCGCAAGCCCAGTATTCGCCCGCCGATGTTGTAGCAGGCGAAAAAATCATGGTCGCGTCGGCCCGCTATGGGCTGAACGATGTTTCCCGCGAACAAGCAATTGCAAACGCCCGCCTTATCGCTGCCGCGCCGGAACTGCTGGCCGCCGTTCGGGGCTTGCTCATTTGCGTTTGGCCGCGCGGCGATGCCGAAACGCTCGACGCATACGAAACCCGCACGGCCATGCTCAAAGATCAAATTGCTAGGGCCGATGCCGCTATCGCCAAGGCCACAACCTAACCCGGAGCCCTCAACATGGAAACCCTCGAACAATTGCAAGCCCGCCACGCCGCCGAACTCCAAAAAGCCGCCGCCGCGCAAGCCCTCGCCGCCGAACTCCCGCGCGAACCCCTGCGCGTCATGGACACCCGGGATGCATGGTGGATTACCTACAAAACGCCGAACCCTGCCGCCGTGGCCGATATCGTGCGCGCCTTCGCGCCGCTGATCGTGCCGACTCTCGAATGGCGCGACGGGGTTTTATATCGCCAGCCCTTGGAACTCTACCCGGAGGGAATGCGCGAACGCGCAAACGCCGAGGGGCGCGAGGTTGTTTTCTCCCTGGACACGCACCAGGGGCGCGGGTTTGGCCCGTCGGTCAAATTTTGGTTTTATGCCCGCACCCCGTCGGGTGCGTTTGTCCGGGTGCATTGTGAACTGCCCGATTCCTACCGAGCCGGGGCGCGATTGACCGCGCCTAAGTTTGACTCGCACGGCCACCCCACGGGTGACGGGAAAGCCGAGCCGAATCTAACCCTTCGGTCAATCTTTCACGACTCCATCGCGTGGAGCCCGAACACGCGCGGCTTAGATGCCCGCTACACCTACACCCTTTGCGATGATGGCCCCGAATACCGGGAAACGCTCGAAATTCTGAACAACGCCGAATTGGCCGCTATGTGGCCGGGAGCGGGCGCATGAACTATTCATTTACCAGGGTATCGCAAAATGCGAAAACCGGGCCGATTCCCGTCACCAGTACCGAGCGGGCATCATGCCCGCCATCGTGCGCGCACTATCGAACCTCATGCTATGCCGAGGATTTTTACACCCGGCTTCATTGGAATCGACTAGACCGCGCCGGGCTCAATTTGTCGCAACTGGCCGCGAGAATCGCCGCACTTCCACCGGGTCAATTGTGGCGAATGAATGTTTCGGGTGACCTACCGGGCGCGGGCGAGACTGTCGACCCCGTGGCCCTGGGTGAAATTGTCCGGGCGAATCGCGGGCGAAGGGGGTTCACCTACACCCACAAGAAAACGCAAAAGGCTATCGAGTGGGCGCGCCACGCGACTATGTGGGGGTTCACGGTCAACCTATCCGCCGACGACGCGGGCGAAGCCGATGCACTGGCAGTGCATGGGCTCCCCGTCGTTTGCGTTGTCCCGATGGACACGCCGAAGCATTCCGCAACCCCCGAGGGTCGCCCGATTGTGGTTTGCCCCGCGCAAACCGTCGAAGGTATGGACTGCGCGAATTGCGGTCTATGCCAACGGGCGAACCGCTCCACGATTATCGGATTCCGGGCGCATGGTGCGCGCGCCAGGATGGCCGACGAAAAAGCGCGCCGAGTCATTCCAATTTTGAGAGGATAAACATGGACACAACACCCCCAAAAGGTTTCGAGCGCATCCCATTGTGGGATGAGAAGCGCACCCAGTTTTCCCATTACCGAAAGATTCCGCACGGGTGGGATTACTGGCGAGAGCGCCAGCCTCACCAGTTTCAGCGCGAAGTGTGGACATCCGATGCCGCGCGATGCATCACAACCCACAAATTGCCATGAGTCCCGCCGATTTCATCCGCGCCGGGTATCGCCTGGAGCGTGCCCGGACAGCATCAACCTATGCCGCCGCATTGGAGCGAGTGCGCGCCATGCTCCGCGAGGCCGACGATAAAACAGAGGCGCGCTACCTCATCGAACGGGGCCGAAAGGAGGCCAGGACATGAAAAGAGAATGGTTAGAGATGCTGCGAGAGATGCGAAGCGAAGGCTACGCCGTGATCGTATGGACTCCCGAGGAACTTGGAGAGACTGACCGCGAATGGGTGGAGGATTGCTCCATCAGTTACGGCAACGAATACCTGATACCGCAAGAGGCGACCAATGAAGATTGAACTACAGAACTTCAAGCATTCCGACTGGGCCAGCGAGGAAACCGACTGCTTCCGCGCCGACCTATGGATTGACGGAAAGTGGTTTGGAGAAGTGTCAAACGACGGGCATGGGGGCGGGCATCGATACACCAACCCAGCCGCGCGCCGGGTTCTCGACGCCGAGGCTGAGAGACTGCCGTCGTTTGTTTACGAAATGAACGGGGTCACACTGACGATCCCGCATGACGCCGATTCCCTGGTATCGAGACTTGTGAACCAACAACTTGACGCGAAAGTGAGGCACTGAAATGGGATTCTTTTCTAAAACCTGCGCCAAGACGCACCTACCCATCGTGGCCGAGCCCGTGGGCATCCCGAAACTCAACCGAGTGGTTGCCCTGCTGCCCGACGGGCGGAAATTCACCGGGTCATACGACGGTTACGGACGGGTCGATGGGCATGATGAAGTTGCCGAGGCATGGGACAAGGTGAAGTTTGTTCTTGAGGCTTACTACGAAGGCGAGGAATACAAAGACCTCGGGAAATCGGGCGTCGAATTGGGGCAGGGCTATTTCATGGACAGAAAATTCCTGCACCATTGTTTGCTCAATGGGCCGTTCAAAGATCGAGCGGCATACACCCGCGCCTTCAAACGACTGGCGAACTGGTGATGACTGCTCAAGAGATTGACGACCTCGCGCGCGAAGCACTCGATGCCGCCGCGCGCCTCATCCAAGACCGGCTAGGCGTCCTGACGGGCGACCTCGCCGGGCTCTACTTCACAGGACAAACCTATGACCACACCATCGCAACCCTCGCCGGATACATCAAAGCCGAACTCTCCGAAGCCTGACAATTGGCCTTTCCCAAGGCCAAAACTAATGGAAATTTCCATTAGTTTGGAGGACGACCATGCTCCCGAATGAGCACCATCCACTAACGGAGGCGTATCTGCGGAGTGTAAGCGTTCGCTCACATGATGCGCTTCGAGAGGTATCGAGACTGATCTCGCACCTCGAAAAAATGTGTGACGAGGTGACTGTTGCCCAGTGCAAACTCGCCGCCGAAGTTTTGCTAGAGCGTGCCCCCAGGGCTATGATCGGGCATGGCTGACAAGCAAATCTTCAGCGTCTACATCCTAGAGGATGAGGATGGGAGCGTGCGTGTCTTGGCGTCCAGCCAGGGCGCGCCCGGCAAAGCCTTTGAGGTTGGCCTTGAGATCATGGCAAACCTCAAGGCCGCAGAGTGTGAGCACCCCGATATGCTCACAGTCTCTCCCATCATCTGCTCGGAATCCCGGCAGTAATCATCGCCTTGTGCAAGGCCGTTGCCGCCTTGAAAAGACCCACTTGCCGGTGGAAATCGTTGAAGTCCTGGCCCGGCGTCGGGGGCATGAAGTAAGGCCACCCCGTTTCCTGCGCCGCCTTCTCCCCGGTCTTGCTCTCATCGTTGTCGGCCACAACGAAGCCGCGAGGGTAACGACTCGCCAACTTGACGAGATTCCCGGCAGAGAACGCGATATGCAGGGTGTACCGACGCTTCATCGAAGCCAAGGCCGCGCGTACCGATAGCGCCGTCGCGTACCCTTCCACCAATAAATGTGGCCCTTTGTTGTCGATAAGGTACTCCGCGCCCGTGGTGCGCTGACCCAGCAGGAACTTCTTGCTCCCGTCCTCACGGATCATTTGGCATCCGACGATCCGGCCATCGACGCGCATGGGGATGACGAGAATCTGCTCACCCTCGCTGACCCACACATTGCCGTAGTCCTCCTCGAAGCCCTTGGCCTTGAGGTAGGCGTGTCTTGCGGTCTGACATTCCTTGAGAATCCACGCCGCTTTCCTGGCTGCACTTTCCTGCTGCTGCCTGCGCCGCTGCTCCGCTTGCTCTGTGGCCCGGCGAATCTTTGCCATGTCCACGCCAGCGTCAGACTTCCAGACCACCACATCCTGATTGACCGCCCAGTTTTGCAGGAAAGCATGGTCGCCCATGAACTTGACCGCCCCGTTGCGTTTGTTGGGGTGATCCTCGGTGCGATACCGACGCCACACCCCAATCGGAGGTACGGAATCCAACATGATGCCCATCGAACGGGCAAAGGTTACAAGGTCGCTCATGCTCTTTGCTTGCCTTTCAGGAATGCGATCAGTCTGTGCTTTACGAACTTCTCAAACTCAGCCGTCGGGGGTTTGGTTCTCCTTTCGTCTAGGTTCCTGGGCCACACGCCGAACTTGTCTCGATAGGTATGCGCCGCCCGGCCATTGCTCCAGCCGCTGTTGAAGACTTTGTATTTGCACATCGCCCAGAAGTCTTCGCGGTTGATGCCGCCACTGCTGAACAGTTCTTCCATCTGCCCAGGCACAGCCGCCACCTGACTGCGACGCTGACGGACATGGCCGCAATGCAAACAAGTGTCAGAGTTACCCGGCCACAGAGCCCCGCACTTCGGGCACTTCGCCGCCTCCTTCTCCTTCTGCGTCTTCTCCTTCCTGGCCTTCTCTTTCGAGTCATCCAAGTCAGTCACGCCACCATCGAAGATCGAATCCCAGTCCTCTCGGAAGCGCAGATAGTTGCCTGAGTGGTCGAGCCACACGGCGAACTCCTTGCCCGGATACCCGCGCATGATTCTCCCCATCTGCTGAATGTGTGAGGACAGCGACTTCGAGAATGGCCGGGCAGAGATACCGATCAATACATCAGGGACATCAAACCCTTTTGTGAGAATGTCCGTGGCAATGAGCCCATTGATGTCCGTGTCCGGCTTGCTGAACTCTTCGATCACATCGCGCTTGAACTGATCGTCGTCCCGGTATGAGATGCTGATGAAGTTGTACCCGGCCTGTTGGAACTTCGAGGCGAGATCGGCTGCGTGCTCCACGCCTGCGGCAAAGACGATGGTCTTGACGGGCTTGCCAAATATCTCGTGGGTCTTCTGAATCCACTCGGCCACCACATCCCCGGTTATCTTCATGCCTCGGGTCTGCGCTTCGTCCTGGCTCCACTCGCCCGCCACCTTCTTCGCGCCCGTCATGTCGATCTCTTTGGCGACGAACACGCGCAACGGAGCCAGCACCTTCTGATCCACCAAGTCTTTGGTGGTGACTGTGCTGACCACGTTGTCATAGACCTTGCCGATACCCTTGGTGAAAGGCGTAGCGGTCAGGCCAATGACCATCACATCCTGATGCTTCTTGATGAACTCCACTGTCTGCTTCCGCATGGCGTGGCACTCATCAACGATGAGAAGTTTGAGTCCAGGGAATGAGCCGCGCTTCTCAAGCGTTTGGGCCGAACAGACTTGGATGTTCTCGGACGGGCGATACCTCCAGTGTCCCGCCTGCATCACCCCGTGGTCGATCTTGTATCGCTCAAGCCGTTGGCTTGTCTGGTCGCACAGAATGATTCGATCAAGCAACATCGCTGCCCTGTTGCCCCGCTTCTTGGTGGCCTCAAGCAATGCGATTGCCATCTCAGTTTTCCCGGAACCCGTGGGCGAGTAAAGGACTTGCGCTCTCTTTCCCTCTGCAAATCCTTCGCGCAATCGCTCAAGACATTCCTTCTGGTATCCACGCAGTTCAAGCACTTTTGTACCTTTCACCGCGAACGACTCGTTGCATCGTTGATTGCGCGACCGCATATTCCTTTGCTAATCGGTACATGGTCTTGCCTTGGGCGTACTCTGCGCGAATGGTTCTTACCTGATCTTCCGTGAATCTGGCTTTGGGATGCGCGGAACCTACGACATGAGGATTGCGGGGTGGCTTGCTGTTCCGGCCCTTGGCGATCATGTCGCGCACGTTGTCGTGATTCGTGCCGACGAACAGATGGTGCGGGTTGCAGCAGGACGGCGTATCGCACCGATGGCAGACGAACATCCCTGGCGGAATCTCGCCCACGAAATGCCGGTAGGTGATGCGGTGCGCCCTGTCGTTGGGGTCGCCACGCCTGCCGGTTCCGACGATCCCATATCCGGCTTGGTTCACAGCGCCGGTAAAAACCCAGCATCCGCTGAACGGGATGCGGATTACCTTGGACAACACTCTTTCGATTGCTGATTTCATTTGGTTTCTCCTGCCGGGACACAGGCCACCCGGCGTTGGCACTCCGATTACTTGTCCTTGAGTTGCTTTTGCATCATCGTTATTTGTTTGCGCATCTGTGCATTCTCACCTTGGAAGGTGTCCCTGCTCTTGGTCACGGCATCCAGTTGAATCTCCAATTGCCTGATCTGCTCCCGCAGTTCGGAGATGGTTTGCTCTGCGAGTTTCTTCTCCTCGTCTGTGGCGTCAAGCGCCGCAACCGCGAGTCGGTCAGAGAGGTTCCGATTCTCCTGCTCCAGTTGCTGAATCCGCTCCGTCTGGGCGTCTTCCATCAACATCTCAAACTCGTCGGGCTCGTCCGCCTTCGGCTGTTCCTTGGCCTTCTTGTTTTCCGTCGTGGCCTTGCGCTCCACCACCTTACCAGTCTTCGTCGTCATCTTGATGGTGTCTGGGCGCTCGATACCCATCTCGTCGCGCACCTTCTTGACCAGGGTCGAACTTGCGTCGCATTGACGAGCGATCTCACTCAAAGGTTTCTTCGACAACAAAGGGTGACGCAACAAGACCTCGATGTTCCTGCGCCGATCCGACACCGACAAGCGCGCGCCGTTCTTGTTGTTCGCACCAACGCTGAACCACAGGGCATCATCGAATGTGCCCTGCAACACCTCGGCCTTGATGCTTGCTCGGCCCAATATCTTGTGCGCCTCAAGCCGGTGCCAGCCGCTGGTCAGCAAATAGTTCACCCCGTTCCAATGGACTGTGATTGGGTTGAACTCGTCGCCGTTCTCCATGTCACGGGCATACGCCTCGGCAAGACCATCCACCATGTGGACGCGCGGTTGCAGGCCCGGATCGAGAACGATGGCCGCTATGTTGAGTACCTTGATCTCGTTCACTTGCTCATGCTCCTCAGTTGCCAGCCCAGCAGGAACCATCTCCAGTAGGTCTGTGTGTTCTTGTTCGGGTACTTGCTGCCGTCCCACTTCGTGGGCTTCTTTCCCTTGCTGATCAGCAGTGCCTCGAATGCCTGTCGTGCATCCATCTGTGCTCCTTTGTTGGTGCGCTTTGGTACGAAACCTCTTGCGCGGGGATACAAATATACACTAGACTGCACCTGCGTCAAGCATCGACGCGCACAGTTCAAGGAGAAAACATGAACGATTACATCCCCCTGATCGCCATCGTCGGCTCTGTGGCCGCATGGCTTACACACATCTTCACTTGCTTCTCTGAGGGGCTGTGGGGCTTCCTCATCGCGGGCGCCCTGCTCTTCCCGATTGGCATCCTTCACGGCATCTACCTGTGGTTTAGGTGAGGTAACCATGAGCAACGACGCAAAGAAGACGATGCCCTGGATTCCCGTGGGTCATCCTGATTTCAAGTGGCGATCAGGCGCGGATGTGCAGGCTACATGGCATCGCTACACCGGATGGACTCCGCCCAGCGCGGGCCGGGAGCCTGTGTATGTGGAGGCCCGCACGCCAGAGTGGGCTAAGGTGAGGAGGGTGAAGTGATGCAACGCTACGAAGACGATGGGCTTGACGAACTGGGATGGCTTGCCGCCATGCTTGGCGCGTTGGGCTTTCTGTTTTTTGCCCTGGTGTACTTCCTGCACTGGGCTGGGTTGCTATGAGGCGGCTGACTGACTGGCTTGCCACAGCATGGCTCCTTGCGGCCTTGCTCGTGGTGTTCCTCGCCCCGTTCGTGACGGTGGCGGTGTTAGTCACTTACTTGTGGGGGATGGTATGAAACAACCAGAAGCCCTGCGCTTGGCTGATGCGCTTGATTACAAGTGGTTTCGGTGGGGCGCTGACGAAATTGATGAGAGGAAAGCCGCCGCCGAACTGCGCCGCCTGAGTGCTGAGAACGATGCGCTGCGCGAAGCCAACGAAGCCTTCGCCAAACGACAAGAGTGGTGGAACGAGAAGATGTTTGCGCTTGAAACGCTGAACGCGGAACTGTTGATGGCGTTGAAATACATCGACAAAGAGTTCCGCAAACACGGGCGGCAGCATTGGCCTGAAGCCGTGAAAGCCCGCGCAGCCATCGCAAAAGCAGGAGAGAAGGCATGAACTGCGAAATTTCCCCGGGGTTCCTGTTTGGAACCATCATCAGCATCATCATCGGCAGCGCCATCGGCGGCGTCATCTGGGGCTTCGTTGAAGCATGGTGGAAGGACAGACATGGATCGTGACACCATCATCCGACTGGCGCGGCAAGCGGGGGCCTTTCCAGAACTGTCTGCGACCCCGGAAAAAGACGTGGTGTTCCTTAAACGCTTCGCTGCCCTTGTTGCCGCTGCCGAGCGTGAGAAGGTAGCCCGGTGGATGATGGAGCGTGGTTACGCCACGGGCCACGGAGACACCACGGAAGACCTGCTGACGGAGTTGGAGTGGCAGGTGCGCGAGAGCGAACGCAAGGCGTGTGCGAAGGCGTGTGATGACTTGACCGCAAACGAAGCGCAAAGAGTCGCACTCATGGAAGCGAGCCGCCGCATCAGAGAAAGGAGCAATAAATGAGTAAAGGTTTGTTCGATGACGTGCCCATCCACAACCCAGACCGAGACAAGGCGTGGGAGCGGATCATCAAGCGCAAGGATATGAAGGCGATGATGAAGAAGGTCGAAGGATGCAAGTTCCCGCTTGATGGTTCTTACGACCTGTGGTGCATCGCTTGGAACATGGCATGGACTAAAGGGCACGAGGCCGGATGGGACTCGCGTGGCGAATGGGAAAAGGAGAAGACATGACCCGCGACGACATCATCCGACTGTCTCGGGAAGCCGGGTTTGCTGACGGCGTGCCAGAGATCGTAGGGCTTGAAGGATTTGCCCGGTTCGCGGCCCTGGTTGCAGAACAAGAGCGGGAAGAGATGGGCAAAGATTTCTTAGATTTTTACCGAATGATGGTGATGCTCGGGGACAAGGAGTCTGCAATAACAACAGAGCACTGCATGAGTCTGATCAGAATGAGAAGCAAAAGGAAACCAACATGAACCAATATATGCACGAAGCCTACGAATGCTTGGTCACCAAACTCAAGGGGACCATCAAGGAACTGACCAACAAGATGGACGAACGGTACTGTGCCGACAACACGGCCATCAGCATGCTGCTGGACTTCGTCCTCGAACACCACGGGCCGCAAGTCGCCAAGCAACTGGCAGAAGAAATAGATGAAGCAGGTGGCTACGAAGTTGCCGACTACCTGCGCGACAAGATGGAAGAGAAAGGACTCGAACCATGAGCGAACAATCAAGCAGACGAATCGAAGACCCGGATGTGCTCATGGTTGACGCGCTTCATCACATCACTTGCTGCCTTCTTAACGAGACACACGTCAATGGCGGGCCAACGATACGTGAAGAAGACATCGAACATCTTTGGCAGGCAGTACACGCCCTGAGCCTTGCCTACCTGCGCCCCAGGAAGATCGTATGAGAGAAGAACCCTGCGAACACCGCAAGGTTGACATGTATTACGACATGGAAACTAAGAAGCCCGTCCTGTGGGCCTGCCGGAACTGCATGTTGCAGTTCGTACCCGTACAAAAGGAAAACGAAGATGAAACACATCACCCTCTTGATGAGATGCCACGAACTCCTGCGTAGAGTTGATACCGTCACGCCCGAAGGCCGGGTCACCCAGGACGGGGACCGGCTGGCAAAAGACATCAACGACTACATCAACCACATCAGCAGCCACACCCACGACTGTTGGTCCTGGGGGCCAGAGCATTACATGTGCGCCTACGAACGAGTCAAAGAACTAGAGCAGAAGATCAAGGATCAACAGGATGTTCAAACTCCCGCAGTACACATGGGACAAGGATCGTGAACTCTGTAAGAGATGCAAACATTACCAACCGAGCATCGACCGTCCTCGCCTGTACTCGGGCGCACTGGTCATGCGATGCGCCGCCAACCCATTCAAAGCCAGTAAAGGAATCGGAACCTGCATCGACAACCGAACCCGTGGGCCGTGCGGTAAGGAAGGGCGATTGTTCGTTGCCGCCGGGAATCCGGTAATACCCGAATCAATATCGTTCGGACAAAAGGTTCCCCAAGGGTGACAGCCCGGCTGTTCATCCCTGCCCAGAGGGCACGCGATTGTGCCTTCCCAGCAAACCCTTGAGGCAGCGATTCCTTCGATGGAGCGTTTGTCGTCACCGCTTGCCGCTCCGTCTTCCCCGGTCCCTCGCTGACAGGCCGGACGGCTATGCCCCGGGGTGTACGGGAGCCGGTGTTTCCTGGGTGCGGCCCATGCAAGCCCATTGCTAACGCGCCCTGACGACGACTAGGTAGCACCAAAGAAAAAACCGCTAAGACAGACCCCGGTGGCAACATCCCTCTAGTGGGAGGGAGTACCCCTTACGGGGTCGGAGTCTGACTTAGCGGTTCTCTCTGCCAGTTGCCACACAAGCAGTACCCGAATTTTGGGACATGTCCCATTTCTTTGTCAAGCGGGCAAAAAAATCCCCGCCGGAGCGGGGGAACTCAACTTCAAGGAGAGGAGAAACAACTTGAACCACGGCATCTCTGCCGTACCCCGATTGTCCTGCTCCGCCTTCGGCTGGTCAATCCCCGCAGAAGCAAGGAATCCCTTCATCCATCCCGGCAAACATGTCAGCCTGATCCTGGCTGAACTTCAGCATCGACCCGTAACTGGGCCGGTCACTGCGGAAGGTGGCCCCGATCTTCTCCTCCTGAGCCGCCCACCAGACAGCCCGCTCGGGACGATCCTTGATCAAAGACATGATCTGGTTCGGCCCCTTGAGGAAACACAGGTCACAGTTCCCCAGAGCCGTGATCCCGTCCCGGAAGGTCAAGCCAAGGTCGAAAGGACTGTTCTTCCAGAACGCCTGCACATCCACCTGCGTCACGCCCGCATCTGCCAGCGGCACCAGCAGGTTCCTCGCCCGCAGTTTGGGCAAACGCCTGGGCTCATCAGCCCTGACCCCAATCATCATCTCTGCATCCTCAATCCCCTTGGAATCAAGGTATCTGTTGATCGCCTTGGCCTTCAACTCCTCAGTGCAGAACCGGGCCACAGGGTTGGGCAGGTAACTCTTGTTCTCAATCAGCGCAGCAAACGGCTCCCCCTGCCTGGAAGCAGAGGAAAAGTCAACGACCTCAAATCGTGGTATTTGAGCCCGGTACTCCAGCCAAACGATGGGTACACCCCACTCCCGGCTGCACCGATCCACGAACTCAAGGGTCGCCTCCTCCTCCTTGCCGGTGTTGGCAAAGCAGACAACAGCGTCAGAAGGTAGCCCTTGGTTCTCCTGCAAGACCCGCCACAGCATGTAGGCACTGGTCCGCCCACCGGAGAAGGAGATGCAGGTCGGGCCTGAAATTGCAAAGGGGTTCAACTGAGCACCTCTATTCCAACCTTGACGAATCCGCCGATCTCCTCGGCCTTCTCAATCGTGATCCGCCACTTGCTGTCGTCCACCTTCAGGACATCCACCAGCCCGTCTATCCCGGCCTTGAAGCGCGCCAGACAGTTGTCCAGATCAATGGCCCTGCGGCTGGGCGGATAGAAGGTCAGCGTCACATGCAAGCCCTTGGCCTCTATCGGCCTAGCCCCCTGGCTCAGAGCCGTCCAAGCACAAGCCTGCCGGTAGGACTTCTTCGCCTTCGCCAACTGCGCCCAGTGAATGCGGGCATTCGGGCTCAGTTCCTTCAGCGGCCACGGCATCGTAAATTCCATGTACCTGTTATATCACAAGGGGCTTGACAGGTACAGACCTACCAGTTAGCATCACTTCCCTCCTACCTGAAAGGACACACATGATAGACAAGAAAAAACTGGAGACAGTTTTCAAGATCGCAGATATCGCAACCAAGATTGTCGATGTCACTCAAGACAACTCCGACGATGACTTTGTCCGTATGAAGGCTGCGGCCTTGGCTCTTGTTTCCATCTGCGGCTCTAGGGATATGGACGACATGCAGATGTGCAGGCTTGTCTTCGAAACCTATCACGAGATGACCGACTGGCAACGAACAGGCCCAAGAACAGAGGAGACCAAGCAATGAAACTCACCAACAACTTCAACCTGCCGGACACCTTCGTCAATGTGATCCGCCGCCCTCAGTACACCAAGGGTGACGCGCAGATCAGCGCCACGGAAATCCTCAACAGCCCCAGGATCGTAGCCCTCAAGCGCAAGCACTGGGATGAACTTGAGGAAGACGCATCAGACATGGTCTGGTCGCTCTTCGGCTCTGCTGTCCACAATGTTCTGGAGCACGGCAAGGACGCCCATCACATCGTGGAGGAGCGCATCTTCACCGAGTTCGAGGGATGGAAGATCAGCGGTGCTATCGACCTGCAAGAAGTCTACGAAGACGGCACCATCATCTCCGACTACAAAGTCACGGGTGCCTGGGCCGTGATGAACGAGAAGCAGGACTGGCACAACCAACTCAACACCTACGCATGGTTGCTTGAGCGGGTGAAGAAGCAGCCAGTCAAATCCTTGCAGATTGTTGCCATCATCCGCGACTGGTCACGCCGGGATGCACAGACCAAGGACTCTTACCCAAAGTCACCGGTCACGGTCATCTCGATCCCGCTGTGGCCGTATGAACAGCGTGAGCAGTATGTGGCCGAGCGGCTGCGCCTGCACAACGAAGCATTCTTTGCGATTCATTCAGGAGAAGGAATGCCTGAATGCACCGCTGAAGAAATGTGGGAGAAGCCCACAACCTATGCTGTTATGAAAGAAGGCGGCAAACGCGCCAAGAGTGTCCATGAGACACAGGAGGAAGCGGAAAAGGCAAACCCAGGTAAAGGCTACTTTATCGAGGTGCGCCAAGGCGGTCGGACTCGGTGCGAATCATTCTGCCAAGTCTCGGCCTTTTGTTCTCAGTACCAAAACTATCTCAAGGAATCAACATGAACCTCGTTCACCTGACCATTTCTGAAGCCGATCTCCCCTTCCTGATGGAAGCCATCAACCTTCGTTCTATGTCCTTGCAAGAGGAACTGCGCTGTCAGGTCATTGAGCAGCGTCAGCGCCTGGAAGCCAAGCAAGAGGCCGAGCGGAAAGCCAAACTTGCAGAAGTTACGCCCGCCCAGACTATCCACATTGATGCAATCAGCCCTCTAGAAAAAGCCATCACCGTGACGGAAGAAGCCAAGCCCTCGCTTGCCGAGCGCCGCGCCGCCCTGAAGAAACTGTTGAGCACCAAGGAAGGCCGCGCACTGTCCATCGCTGAGATCGCCCGCCAGACGGGGGTCTCCTATGTCACCGCCCGCAAGGCAGTTGTTTCCAAGAGGAAGAACTAATGGAAAACCAGTTCGCAGCACTGGCCGCAATTGATGTCTCAAAGCACATCGAGAAGAAGGGCAACCTGTCCTACCTCTCCTGGCCGTGGGCGGTAGAGAAACTCATGCGCGCAGACCCGATGGCATGTTGGGAATTCCACGCGCCTGAGATATATGGCGAAAGCATGATGGTGTCCTGCACCGTCACCGCTTTTGGCAAGCCCATCAAGATGCACCTGCCCGTCATGGATCACCGCAACCAAGCGGCCAAGAACCCTGACGCAGTCCTCATCAACAAGAACATGATGCGCTGTTTGGTCAAGGCCATCGCGTGTCACGGTCTGGGCTTGCACATCTACGCAGGCGAAGACCTTCCCCTTGATGAAGACGGCAACAGGCAGGAGAAGCCCAAGGCCCAGCCCAGGCCTGAGCCCAAGGCAGAGCGCGTCACGCCAAAGGTCATCGAGGGCAAGGAAACGGACTGGAAGATGAAGATCACCATGCTTGGTGAGAACGACAACCCCGAGGATTGGATCGGCGTTCTCAACGACATGACGAGCATCGCCCTGTCCACGGCCACCTCCACCAGTCAGGTAATGGCAATCTTCAAGGCCAACGCAGACATCTTCAACAAGGCAAAGGCAATTGACGCAGCAGCCTACGACAAGTTGCTCGACAAGTTCAAAGAAGCCAAAGCCAAATTCGCAGCAAAGGAAACCGAATGAACTCCATCACAGTCGCTGGCTCTCTGGGCCGAGATGCAGAACTGAAGTACCTCAACAACGGAGATGCCATCAGCGCCTTCTCCGTGGCCGACAGCCAGGGCAAAGACAAGCACACCATTTGGTGGAACTGCACCATCTATGGCAAGCGCGCCGAATCCCTGAACCAGTATCTGGTCAAGGGTCAAGCCGTCACCGTGGCCGGGCACATCACCGAGCGCGAGTACACCGACAAGAACGGCAACGAGCGCAAGGCTATGGAGATTCGCGTCACCGACGTGATGCTCCAAGGCCGCAAGCAAGAGTCCGCTCCTAAGCCTGCCAAGCAGGAAGAGAAGGCTGACTACGACGACTCTGATGTCCCCTTCTAGGAGGTCACATGGTACGCATTTTTTCTGATGTCAATGGATCAGGCGACTTTGTTATTCAAACAACTTGCCTGGACACCGATACTTTTCTTACTGAGTTTGCGGAAGCCTTCGATGCTGCGGTTGTCAAAGCAAACGATGGCGGCATGACGGCAATGGGCATTCTCAAGAACGCCATGCCGATTGCCTACAAACTTTCTGGCTACAAGGCTGACAACGTGCAGGAGCAGCGCACTTTGGTGTGCGGGACGATCTCCCCCAACTCTTGCGAGGTGGTCGCAAGTGCAGGCCGGTGAACTGTGGTGGGCAGGGAAAGAAGAAACCCTGTCCGCAAAACTTGACAAGATGGCACCTTCTTGTCTGTCTCTTGAGCAGGTGTTCCTGGCATCGCTTAAAAAAGCCCCGACCAGAGAACACGCAGTTTTTGATCCAACACCGCTCAAGAGAGATGACATTGAAGAACGAATGATCTTGTTCTCACAATGGAAGATGAGCATGGAAGCAACAATTGCGTCAGTCGAATCAACTCAACGCGCACAAGCCGCGATTGACAATCTTAGGAAAACTCTGAACGAGTTCCGAGGAGCCATCAAGAATGATTTGAGTTCTATGAAGGCCGCTAGTGAACGGGTTCAGAATGAAGTCCTTCAGATGCAGGACAAGTACCGAAAGGCCCAAGACATCCTGACCACGCCGGACTTCATGAAAGCCATTGAGAATGCCGAGCGCATGGCTGCTGCCCTTGAGGCAATACAGAAGTTGACCGAAACAAAGGTCAGCGTTGCAGTCTTTGGTGGCGGTAAGTAATGGAAACTCTCCAGTTTGAAGCCGTCAAGGTCGCGCTCAAGCAGGACAAGACAGGGTACATCCTGACCCTCAATGTCCACCCGGACGAGATTCCGGTTGACTTGATGCGCGACTTCGTGGGTGCCCGCTATCAAGTGGTCATGGTCCGGCTCAACGGCGAAGACAAGCCAATGAACCGGGAGCATGAGTACGCCCGTGATCCCGTCAGGGTAGCAGGCATCCTATGTCGTGATGACTTGTTTGCTAATTGGCTCTTCGAGCGCGGGCAGATTCTGGATACAGATGAAGCCAGCGTAGTCGAATGGCTCAAGGAGCGACTGCACATCAAGTCCCGCACAGAACTCAAGGATCGGCCCGCAGCCGTCAAGGAGTTGTTTGCAATCGAACAGGAATACAAGCAATGGACAAACGCCTGATCCCGTACTCGGTGCATCTGCCCGAGGAGATATACAAGAAACTCAAAGCCGCAGCCGGAGAGCGCAAGGCATCAGCCCTGGTGCGAGATGCCATCACCCTCATCATCGAGGGCGACGACTCCTTCAACGGCGGCTACAACAAAGCCATTCGAGATGTGATTTCAACCGTCCACGACGACCCTTGGTGCAAGAGCGTTGGCATCTTAGGGAAGACGGTTGCAGAGCATATCGAAGCACTGGTTGAACCAATGATCGTCCCTCAAAACACGAAAGGTAAACGCCGTGGAAAGGAATGAACTACACGACTGGTCTGCCTATCTACTGACGGTAGACCAACACCTCAGACAACTCAACGACAAGTTGCTCCACAAGAACTACGATGTTCTTCCGCACATTGTTCAGATTAAAGAGGCGCTGGATAAGACTCTGGTCTGGGTCTCGGAACAAAGTGAACAATAAACTGACCGCAGCCGAACGCCGCCACCTCGCCAGGGTAAAGGAACTACCCTGCGGGGTGTGCGGCGAGCCCGGCCCGAGCGACGCCCATCACATAGAACAGCATCTCCAGTACCTGTGCATACCTCTATGCAAGGACTGCCACCAGGGGTCTTTGAACGGAATACACGGGCAAAGACGCATCTGGGCGGTCTACAAGAAGACCGAGGAGATTGTCCTCAATGACACGATCCGGCGACTTTTGGACGAAAACTAATGGAAATCTTCATTAGTTTGCAGGTTTCTTAGGGGTTTCCTCTAACTTCTTGACCTGATCGTTCAGCCGTTTCATCTGGTTGGTGATCAGGTTTTCCTTGGCCTTCACCGCCTCGCGGGACGCCCCCTTCTCCACCAATTCCTTGCGCTGTTTGCGAAGTTCGCGGATATTGCGCTCGGTCTCCCGGGCTGATTCAACCAGCCGCAACTTGGGGTTCTCCTTGACGAACTCGGTCACCGATTCCTTGCGGGACTGACGACCTTTGAGTTGGTTGTCAAGGATGTTTAGTTCCTCAAGGTTTTTGTAGAACCGAGCCGATTCTGCGTAGCCTGCCTTGGTGTCGCCATAGAACCGACCTGCCAACGGGATGTTGTACGGCGCAAGTTCTTCGCCCGTGATCATTGCTTCCGTAGTCTTGGTGGCCTTGAGAATTTCTCGGCCAAGACCGCCGGTCACTTGACCAGCCAAGTAATCAATTTGATCCGGCGTCGGACTGAACACCCCAGGCTTGTCTTTGTCACCACCAGAAGCAAGGTTCAAATAGTACGAAATCTGACGGCTAATCCAAGACGCATTCTCTCTGGCGCGCGTGTAGCCTGGGGTCGGGTCCAGTTTGCTGACATCTTCACGGGCGATCTTCTTGCCCGTCCAATCGCGGTTTTCTGTCAGAGCCACGATGGGGTCAGCGATAGTCGGCGCAATCGTCTGAGCAGATAGACCAGCATTGCCAATTGGGTTGAAAGCATCAAGGATCACATCAGCAAGATGCACAATCCGCTTGGCCGGGTCTTTACCGCCAGCAATCATCCACTCGGTCAGGATGCGACCAATCGCAGGGATGACGTGGTAGCCCAGCGGCAGGGGCCAAGCCAGATACTTGCCATCCCCAATCGGAATGATGAGGTTCCGATCCTTCACAAAGTCAGGCGGCTCGTTCTCGTCATACCCCATCGCAGCCAATGCGATGGCCTGGGCCGTGCCGATCAGCAAGCCACCATAAATCACTGCTTTACCGGCCTTGGTCAGACGCAGGCTCGTGATATCCCCAGGCCGTTCCATCTTGGCGACGGTCTGAAGCAGACGTGTCGTGCCCTGAACAGCAGAGTTGAAGAAGGCATACAGGGCACCAACCTGCACCGCGACTTGACCTTTGCGGTTGAAGTTAACCGTCAGGTTCTTGGCAAGACTGGCCGCGCGCTCTTTGCTCATGCCCGCATCAAGACCGGCCTTGTATGCGCTCAAGCGAACAGCGTTCTCAAGAGTCTCGTTGTAGTCAGCAAGCCACCCAAAGATTGCGTTGCCCCCACGACGAACGACGCCCTGGTTCATCCGGTCGATCTCACGTTGCAATGCTTCAGCCCGCTCTTGCGAACGGCTGAACATGTCGCGGTATCCCGTCTGTCCACCCTGAGCCTGAAAGTCCCGCCACAGATCGGCCCACTGCTTAGTGGCGGGCTGCGCCCCAGCGCGCTCTCTGCGAAGCGTGGAGTAGATGCCGGACATGGCACCAGCGATGTTGACCGGAGACAAAACCTTAGCCCTAGAGTCCGCCAACTCAGTCCCAGACAACTGGATCGCAGCGCCTTGGAAGTCACGCAAGAAGTTGTAGGGACCGAAGATAGGGTTGTACTGCGTGTTGATGCTTGCGAACCACCGGGTCAGCGAAGCCACAAGTGACATGGCAGTGCCCAGTTGATCGGCGTCCATGTTCTTCAGTGACGATACCATCCGCGCAGCGCGGGGGTTCTGGGTGTTAAAGAACACATACCGATCCTGCCCGTTGACCCGAGCAGCAAGCACGTTGCCTGCGCCACGCAGCACAGGGTTCACTCGCTTGGTAACCAAGCCGGTCTGAGGATCGACAACAGTAGCAGCAGGCTCTTCCATCAAGCCTTCCGCATCCTGTTGCGTCAGGCCCATGTTGATCAGTTCATCAACCGCTTTCTTCTTGGAAGTCTTGGCTTGCGGGTTGACGGCCAGCCACACTTCCGAGTTCGGGTTTTGCACGGCCAAGCCATACACTGCCACAGCAACGCGGTTCTTCTCGCCACGCACGATGGCGCGCTCACGCTGCATGATGATGTTGGGCAGGATGTCCACAACAGTGCGGCGAGAACCCGTTGCACGGCGAGAGGACGGGCCGCGAACGCTGTAGCCCAAGCCCGTGCCAGTTCCGACCGTGGTGCTGTACTCCACATCGCCACGGTTCAACGGCACATAGTTGGGGGCTGCGCTTTCCCAAGAGTCAATCGTTGACCGCTCTTCAAGCCCGCTGTCCACCAGATACTCGCGGGTGCCCTTGGTGATGCCATCCACCATCTTGGCAAGCCGCTCATACTTCCTGCGCTGCTCGGGCGTCAGGTTATTTAGGTAAGCCTGGGCATCAGCCGTGTCGATACCAGAGCCACCGGAGAAAGGCGTTCCATCGTCAGGATAGGCAGGGTTGACCTTGGCAATCTGGATATTGCGCTCTTCAGCAAACCGGTTGTGCAGGTACTCCTCAAGGTCGGCAATTGAAACGTCTTCCTCGTTCATTGCCTCCAGCAGAGGACGAACCTCTTCACGCAGGAAGTTTGCAGTCTCCCTGGCCGTGCGACCGTGATACAACTCTTCTTGCAGGTAGGCGTCCCACCGATCCTCGATGCCACCAGCCGCTTCCTCAATCGCATCAACAGCGCGCTTGAGATCAATCTGCTTGTTCTGCAACCGATAGATCAGGTCGGCATCCAACTTGGTTTCATCGGGCATCGTCCAGGCCGCAAGGGGTTTGCGCCCGTAGATGTTTTTCCCAATCTGCAAGTAGTCTTCCTGCGAAGACAGCATGTCCCTGCTGACAAACTTACCGTCGGCTTTGCTCAGACTATCAAGCGCCTTGATCAACGGCGCATCAGAACGCATGCCGAACATGCCCTTGATGCGCTCACCCAGTTCCTTGAGCCAGTTCTTCAGCCGGGCAAGCACTCCACCTTGGACTGCCTCATACCGACCGCGCACGATCTCAGAACCGTTGACGGCCCAGAACTCGGACGGGTTGACGAACTGATAGTTATCCATCTTGACCAGCCCAAGCCGCAACATCTCGATGGCGACGCGGTAACTGCGGTCATACAGGTTGGTGTCTACACCCATCCCTGACAGCATCAGGATGAACTTCGGGGCGTCCTTTAGGTATCTGACGGAGCCAGTGCCGAGGTGGTGGTTCATCAGCGCCTCGAAGAAGAACTTCTCCTCCGGGGTCTTGGCCTTCTTCTGAGCCGCCACCAAAGAGCGCAACCATGCTTTGCGGATGGCTTGCTGTACTTCAGCAGGCATCATGCGCTCAAGGTGGTGCAGGATTTCGTGGACGATGGTGCTGTCATTAGCAGCGCCCTTCATCAGCACCATGATGCGCTGCAGCGTGGCGTACATCCCAGCAGTGCCACCCTTCTTTGGAGTTTTGATGGCAATACCCAGGTCGCCCACCAGATTCTCGTTCTGAAGGATGAACCACTCTGCTAGGTTGACACTCTCTTCAGAGAGTTCGCCACGACGCTTGGCCTCAAGCAAACGCTGACGGATGTAGTCTGCGCCACGCACTCGTGCGGCAGCAGCCTTGTCGTATTTGCTTTCCTCATCAGCCTTGACAGCGGCATCAACCTCTTCAACAAACTTCTCGGGCGTGATCTTGCCGTCTTCGCGCTGGCGGTTCAGCGTCTTGACCTTGCGCTTGAGCGACGGAGAACGGTTGGACTGCTCCCCGGCAATCGGCTCTTGGGAGGAGAAGTCATAGCCCTTCGGCTGATCGGTGTCGATACTGTAGAGGAACTGCTCACGCTCACCGTACACCGGGTTCTTGACCAGCACAAACCGACCAACTTGCAACGCCTCATCGGCGGACAACACGGGCCGCTTGCTGTCGCGGGCATAGAAGTATGAATGGCGCAGCGGATCAAGGCTGACCTGCACCCAATCCGGGTTGTCGAGGTTCTGCTGAATGAGCCGGAAGGTTTCTTCCGGCGACATGTTGACCCATTCGCCCTCCATTGTTTGCTGGGGCTTCTTCTCGTCAACCGACTTCAAATACTCTTCGCCGGTCTTTTTGCGACGGAGTTCGGGTTCTGCCTGCTGGGCAATAAGAAACGCCTCATCCTCGCGGCGGATAGCCATCTTCACATTCTTGATGGCCCCAGTTGAGCGGTAACTAAGGTTGTCACCAGCCGTAGCATTCTCAAGGGGAGCACCCTTGTGAATGGAAACAACACTTCCGTTGACGCCGTTTGCCTTACCCCACTCAAGGGCCGGGATGTCCATGCGAAGACCAACGCGAGTGCCATCAGCGATGGGAGCATTGACCTTATCCGGGTCTTTCTTCTGCTTGATCTTCTTGGTAAGGATTTCGGTCATCATGCCGTCTTCAACCGGCGGCTCCATGACTCCACCAAGAACAGTCGTGATCGGCAGGTATGCCTCTACATATTCGTCGTACTCAGCCTTAGTAATGCGCCCTGCTGCCAACTCGCGCGCGGCCATAACCAACTGAGTCTTGCGTCCTTTCTTCGGTTCAAACCCTTCGGGCACAGGCAATAGAGGGGGTTGCTTCTTTTCAGCAACTTCTGGGCTTGCACCTTTGGCCGCAGCACGAAGGTCCGCTTCGGCCTGCTTGTAATCCCGGCTGAAGTAGTACGGCTCATCAACAACGCTTGAGATTTCCTCGTAGGTCATGCCCGCATTCACCGCCTCCTCGAAGACGGCACGGTCCATCAAGTCATACTTGTTGGAGATCGCAAGCACTGGGTTGTCCACAGCGTTGTTCGCCATGAAGAAGGCGTAGGCAAATCCTTCCGGCGTTACGCTGCGGGCATTCTTTGTAGCCTGGGACTTGCCGCCATACATGCGGTGCATCTTCGATCCCTCTGTCGCTTCGACAGGGGCAATCGGCATATCGGCATTGAACCGACCCCACAGCAGAGTCTTCTTGGTGTACGGATCACCGAAGTGATTTGGGTTCCATGAAGACCTCCAGGGCGGCAGGCCGGTCAGTTTCTCAATCCGTCCGACAGGGTTCTCAATCGCCCAGACGGAAGGCTTGAAGTATTCGATTGTCGCCAAAGTTTGACGGACCAACTCGACCGACTCCAGTGTGCGGCCATCCTCATCCTTCGCAGCAAAGTGACGGGCACCACTGGAAGCAAAGTCAGTGCAAGGGCAAGCAGCCAAGATTGCGTAAATGTCCTGGCCCTCAAACGCACCAAAGATGTCGTTGAAGAAGTCAGCGGAAAACTTATTGACATCCCCGAATTCAGGATCAGTCTGAATATCAAAACGGTAGACCTGATACCCAGCCGCATCCCAAGGCATGCTCCATTCGCCCGTCAGGTCAAACAGAGACAAAACAATTTTGTTGGCATTGACGCCGGTATCGCCTTGCTCAAAGGCATGCTGCTTCCACTTGGCGATTTCCTGCTTGGCTTCAGCCAAGGTCATGTAGCCACGATCCTTGGTGTAGACGCGGACCTTATCCTCAATCCGCACAACTTCGTTCTTGGTGGGCGGATCAAAGACTCGGGTTTCCCGCTCATCTTCCTGGCTTTGCTCGGCATCCTTGAAGGCACCAGCAACTTCTTTCACCTCTTCATCAGAGGCTCCACGGAATCCGGTGTCGTTCTCGTCCACCGCCTCACCGGGCTTTGCTTCAGCCTTCTTTTCTGCCTTCTCTTCGACAGGAGCCAACTCCATCTGCCCACGGGCCGCAGCCTCATCAGCAGCGCGCTCACTGCCGGTCAGCACAAACTCTTCAGCGGGCGGAACCTCGGCAGGCTTGGCTTGCTCTTCCTTGCGGGCGCGCTCTTCACGCTCGGCCTTGGCGCGCAACTCTTCGGGCGTCTGCGTGGTCAGCACCGGGGGCGCAGCGCCGCGCTCGGCACGAATCTCGGCGATCAGTTCAGGATTGACAGACCAGTTATCCCACGCTGCCTTCATCTGCCGCAGTTCGTTGATGCGGTTGTTGACAGCCTGGGGATCGCGGATGTCGATGCCTTCGGAAGCAGCCAACTGAGGATTGCGGGCAGCACCAGAGATGGCGGACAGACGGGTCTGGATTTCCTTCTGCTTGCGACCGGCGATCTTTGCCATCTCCTCTGCCTCTTTCATGGCAGAGTCGTCAAAGCCAAACATGTCGGTCGTGGTGTCCGCTTCCCCAGCCAGGGCGCGGACAGCCTGCATCATGTTGACGGCAGTCGCAGCAGACTTGCCATCAGCAACAGCCTTGATGCCTACGCTTTGGAGCCGGGCATCGCCGGGCGCGTTGATTGCGATGAGGTACGCAGCCTCATCAGGGATTTGGTCGGCACGGACACCGGCAATGAGTTCATCACTTCCGTCATTTGCGATTGAGAAAGCCCGCTTGCCCGGCGCTCTTGCCAGTAATCCTCGTGCGTTTGCCGTTTCCCGGTCGAGCCCTGTGCCTTTGAAGTAGTTGACATAGTCCTTTACCTTTCCTTGACCGTCACGAATGTTGAGTTCTGCATCCAATACAGCAGCCATGTCACGGGTGAATCCCTTGGACTCATCGTGAATCTGCGCCGGGATGGTCTTCTCACCACTGCGCTTTGCAAGATCAAAGCGATGCCGACCGGAGATGATCTCCATCCGGCCATCAGTCCTGCGCCAAACCTGAATAGGCGCAACACCCGTGCGCTCGAACTTACCGCCCAGCGCCTCAACGATGCCTTCCTTGTCTGCGCCCGTCTTGAACTGCGGCACATCTTCTGACAGGGTCAGTTGATTGACCGGAACTTCAACAACCGCCTGACGAGGAATTTCTGTCTGAGGCGGCAGCGGTTCAACCTGAAGCGCATCTTTAGCCGCTTCTTGTACTGGCTCGCTGGGCTCCAGTTCTTTCTTTGGAATAACAATGTACTCGCGTCCGTTGGTGGTGACAAAACTCACCCCATCGTAGCCTTGATCTCGCGCGGCATTGACAATGTCAGCCATGCCTTGATCTTGGCGAAGGCCCAAAGCAGTTTTTGCGTCTGTCCAACGAGGCACGTCCAACAGTTTGTTAAACGTGACCTCCGTTTCTTGAATGTTGCCTTCGGCACCGGCATACATCTCCGCAATCTTCCGGTCGGGAGACATGAACCGTGCGTCGCCAACAGTTGGCTGACCTTCCTTGCCTTTCTGAATTCCACGGAACAGTTTGACTCTTTCCGTTTGAGCAGGCGGAACCTCGGCAGGCTTGGCTTCCTTAGCAGAAGGCGCAGTGCCCTTTTCTATTACGCCGCCAGTGTTCGTGACACGATTGCCATCGGCATCGGTATAAAACTGAGGGGCCAAACGAACCCAGATTTGATCTAGGCCCATTGCTTTACCAGACTCAGGCTCTCCTTGGATTGGCTCAGGAAGAATTGCGGTTACGTTTCCACTCTTATCACGAATGACTCGAACAACCTTTACCCGGTCGCCGGTCTTACTACCATCATCTGTAATAATAGTGTCGCCTTCTTCGATAGAGTTGGCGAGTTCTTGAGCCTGCTGTTGACGGCCTTGCGGAGTATCAGCAACCTGTATAGGGTTAGGATTCTTCCAAACCACAGGCCCCTCTGCTGCACGCTCAAGTTCCTCAATTGCAGACTGTTGCTCACGCATAGTCGCAGGAGCGGCAGGTGAAGGGGCGGGAGCGCCCTCAAGCGCAGGTTCAACGCGCTCGCCAGGAACTGGGGGCACAGGACGTTCCTCAAACCTCGGCTCAATCCGTTCGGCAGGGGCCGGAGTAACTGGAGGAGCGGGGGGCGCGGCAGGAGGGGAAACCTCGGGAGCCTTCCTCGATTCTTGGATGGTGCTAAGTGCGGTAGTGCCAACGGCTTGAGGCCCAGCGCCCAGGGCTTCGGCAACGATGTCGCCCAGTTTAAATTCACCGGTTGCTTGTTGAGCAGCCGCCTCACCTGCGGCTTCCAACCCGACTTCACCCGCAACGTTTACCGCACCACGGCCAATGTTTCGCGCAAGTTGCCCAGGCCGCAAAGGACGGGCAACCAAACCGCTAAGAGCATCAGCGGCTGCGATCACCGTGCCACGGGTAACCGCTTTTTTCCCTGCTTGCTTCAGGAACTCTGGGTCACGCAACTTGGCGTCAATCGCCCTCTCATCCTTCATGTTGACGTTTGCATCTCGCAACGAATCAACCAAGGACGAGAAGTATTCGACCGGGAAACTGCCGGTTGCAAGGCCGGTCATCATGCCTGCAAGACCGCCGCGCAGCAGAACGCCAGCAGCACCGCCGATCAACGACGGGAGGACGTTGGGCGCAGACTCAACAGACAGTTGCTGGGCAATACCCAACGGGTCTTTGAGGAACGCCTCCTTCGCAGCCTGATAGTCGCCCTTATTGAGCGACTGGATCATCTGATCGGCCAAAGGATTCCGGGCGTACTGCTGCTGCTCCGCGCCATAGGAAACTACCTTGGCTATGTTGGACGGCAACACCCTCTCAAACTGAGCGCGGACTTTTGCCCTCTGCTCAGGCGACATGTCTTGATAGCCAACCGGGTCTTCGGATGCGGGGACAGTCTCACCCCGATCAATCCTGTCAAACACAGCCAAGTTCTCAGCAGTGCCCTTTGCCGTACCTGCAAAGTAACTTTGCTGAAGCCCTGCAAGGCCAGACTTAAACTGCTCTGGGACAAGCCCAAGGTTAAGCCCGGTGGTTCGATTGCGGTCAGCAATAGCCTCAATGCTCGACTCTGCCGCTTCCAAAGTGCGGGCGGCTTCATCCTGGGCAAGACGGCGCTTGATACGTTCCTGCTCAGGAACCATGTCCATGATGTCCCCAATCGTGGGAGAGACATCAGGGAACTGCACACGGGGAGCCGGACCTGCCGCTGGTGCAGCAGGCTGACGAGGTGCAGGTTGTTGCTGCGCGGCGGCTAGGATGCCCATCAGACCCTCACGGCCTTGGGTTATCTCACGGCGGCGCTGATCCTCAACGGATAGGTCGGCAAGGATTCTCTTGGCCGCATCAGCACGGATGCCTCTGCCCATAGAGGCTTCTTGCAAAGCGGCACGGCGCTGCTCAGGAGGTAGGTTGCCGTACTCCGAGCGAACTTGCTCCACGAACTCCGGGCGGAGCATGAAGCCCGCAGGCATGGACGGGCGCTGATCCAGCCCAGCCTGTACGGCAAGAGTTTGAGGAGGACTAACTGGCGCTGCCGGTGCTTGCTCACCAAGGTGAGACAGAATTTTCGCCTTGGCCGCTGCCGGGTCAGTTTCAACAAGTTCGTAAAACTGACCTTTGTATTCGTAGACCGGCATGATTTAACTTAATCGAGTTTGATCGGATTCTGTCTCGTCCCCTTTGGCGCTGCAACAGGAGCAGGTGCCGGAGCAGACCCGGCAGGATTACCAGTCAATCGCTCAAGCGCCTTGGCCCGCTTCTCGGCTTCCGGCAACTCTGCAAACGCAGGATCGCGGCGGCTCATGTCCGTGACCAAGCGGGCAACGGTACGGTTGAACTCACCGGAGGTAATCCCTGTAGGAACCTGAGAGCCATCAGACATGATCAAGATGACGCTGCCATCAGGCCCGGAAATTGTCTTCTGAACCCGAGCCGCTTTGCCCGTGGTGCCAGCCCCTTGCGATGCAGCAACTCTTTCCCTGATGCCCTGAAGCCGCATGTCCTGACCGCGACGGCGGGTTTCCTCAGTCTCTGCCGCACGTTCGCTGCGACCGTACTCCATGCCCATTTGACGGCGGAAGTCCACCTCTTTTAGTTCGCGCTGCTGACGAAGCCGCTCTGCTTCCATCAAGTCTCTCTGCGCGGCATCAAACCTACCATTGGCGGTCTCAAATCGAGCCTTGTCCAACAGACGGCGCTCCTTGGCGGCTGAGTTTTGGATGTCAAAGCGCAACTCATTCATGCGCTCAACAGCCGCCTCAATTGCCTTCTCATTGCGGATGACGCTCTCAGCGCCAGTACGCATGGCTTCACCGAAACGCGCACCACGCGCTCCAAGGAAGAACTGACGACGGGCATCCTCTTGCTGTTGCGCCTGCCTGCGGGCGGCAAGATCGGCGTAATACTTGGCCTGCTCATCCCCACGGGATTGAATGCGCTGGGCCTCCGCCGCCATGTAGTTCGGATCAATCCCCTGACTTTGCAAGAACTGACGCCGGATTTCCTCCGCCTCTTTTGCTTTCTTCAGCGCATCCTCGCCTTTGATCTCACGAGCCTGGGCGCGTCGAAGAGCCTCAAGGCCAAGGGCAAACTGCGCCTCGGGAGTTTCTTCTCCTACGTCAATCGGGGCGGGCTGTGCAGCCGAACCAGCCTGGGCAGGCTCAACAACGAGACTATCTTCGTCACCGTTGTAGCCGACGATGCCGCCATAGGCAAAGTTGCCAATCGGCGGACTCATCGCCTCCAGGCCACCGACTTGCTGTTGCTGCATGGCATTGTTCATCAGCGCCTCTTGCGCCTTCTGCCTTTGCATCGCTTCAATCTGCCCAGCAAGCCCAGCCTGTTGCGCTGCCTGAGCCATCCCCATCATCGGGGCAGTTGCCTGCTGCATCAGTTTTGCAGCAACGGTAGGCGTACCGTCAGGAGTAGTGGGTTGGAACTGCCCGGACTGCGCCGCCTGCCCGAGCATCATTACCCCAAGAAGCGCCTCGGGAATCTGGGTTTGCTGTTCTTGCATAGCCATTTGCAGCCTCTTTAGGGAGCCTTGGGTGCCGGATTCGTAGCCGGAGCGTTTGCAGGAGTGTTCGGGAACAAAATTTTGTACAAGGTCTCAAGCCCGCCCTGTGCGTTAAGCAGTTGCACAAACGGACTCTCTTCCTGATACGAAACATTCTGTGCAGCAAACGGCATGTTCTGAAGCATGGACTGCTGAAATTGCAGTTGCTTGTACGGATAGTCCCGCTGTTGTTGGAACTCAGCAATATCCGCCCCGATGCCCTCCGCCTCGATGGCTCGCTGTGCTGCACCTGCGCTACCCAACATTCCAGCAAGACCCATAGCCTGGGCCTGCTCTTTGTTGTACTGATCCATCGCCTTGTCATAGGCGGTGGCGTAGCCTTGGCCGATGGTCTTACCCATCGTGTTCAGCAGGTTGCGCTGCAACTCAGCATCAAGGATTGCCTGTCGACCACCGCCAAATGCTCCGGCTTTGGTCATCCTAGAAGCATTCTGCATCTGCTCAATTTGAGACTGGCGCCGCAGTTCCTCCAGTTGCGGCTGAAGCACATTCTGGAGATACGGGTTCATGTACTGACCGGTGATGCCCGTAGGGGCAGCCGTGGTCTGCATGGGTCCGGTGGTCGAAGCCGTCGGGATAGTCGGCGCACCGGTAGAGGTGAACGACTGCCCCAGTTGCCCAGGGAATCCCATCTTCTCAAGACCACTAAAGTATTGCGTCTGAAGAGAAGAAGGACCGGCAGTCAGCGGTCCTTGGTAGGTCTGATACGGCTGCTCTGTCAAAGCCGCCGTCTTGCCCAGCATGTCAGTGACATACGGTGCAGCCCACGAAGACAGGGTCTGCTCTTGACCAGACACCCTACCGGCAGTTGTGCCGCCGGCTCCGGCTGAACTGGCCGCGCTACCGGCGGTAGGAAAAAAGTTTGAGAGCGTCATGTTTAATCCTTACGCAAGTTTGTTCAGTTCACGGTCAGCGCCGGACGGCTTGCCGCGCTTGGCCTTCTTTGCCTGCGCCTCGATGCGGTCAAGCATTGCATAGAGTTTCCTCGCACCAGCATCAGAGGAGCCGTTGCCAATCTCCGAAACCACACGGGCCGGGATCACGAACTCGCCATCTGCCAACATGGCCTTTTGGCCGGAACCGGCAAACTGAGCAGGGATGGAATCCGATACGCCATCACCGTTCCCCTTGAGGTACCGGCCCTTGGCAAGCATCTCCAAACCGCCAACCATTCGACCGCCATCAGCAGCAGAGATGGTTTCTGTTTGTTCTTGATTTGGTGCGGGCGCAGGAGCCGGTGCTGTTGCGACTGCGGGCAAATATCTGCTCGGGGCAAAGTATGTAATTCCCCCTTGCCCTGGGCGGTATCCTGATGGGCGCTGCTGGGCAAACGGCACCTGCTGCCGTTCAAACGTGTACTTGGGGATCGTGCCTTGGAAGCCTACTCGGGTGGTCGGTGCGTTGAAAAAACCAGACCTGTTGCCAAGGGCTGCTAACGCCAAAAGTGGTAGCCCGCCCAAATCTCCCTTTGGATTAAGGAACGTCTTCAGAAGTCCGCCAACGTCTTTGACACCGCCACCAAGAGTCTTGAGGATGGAAGAAAGATCAAAACCGCTCGCCCCACTATTAGCACCATAGTCGTATGTCGGGTTGTACGGCACATCTCCAGAACCGAAGTCCATGTAGTCTGACCCCAAGTTGCCAGTTGACATGCTGCCTGGGTCGCCAAATTCAAAGCCACCAGTGTTTGGACTGCTGCCGGGATCACCGTATTCAAATCCGTTCATATCAGGCCTTTCCAATAATTTGCATCAGTTCTTCGATGGTCGCAGCAGGATTTTCCTGTGACAACGCAATGATTTGATCCACGGCATCCTGCGTCATATTTTCGTCCGCAGACCCTTGTAGCGCAAGTTCCATAGCATCCCGGGCTTTTGCCGCGCGGCCTTGGAAATCCGTCACGTCCGCCATTGACTGGGCGCGCTTGCCCGGCTGTCCGTACTTCATTGCCTCGTAGTAAAAGGCTTCGTACTTTGGAAGTTCGGACAGTTGGCTTACCTGTTGCTGCCGCATAGGCATAGCCCGAGGTACGGCAACAGGCGTAACCCTTGGCGCCACCTTGGGCGTCACCACCGGAGTCACTTTCGGGGTGACCACGGGAGTTACTGTCGGGGTGACCGTAGGAGTAACGGTAGGCGTGACAGTGGGTGTCACGGTTGGCGTTACGGTGGGGGTAACTGTCGGCGTAACCGTGGGAGTCACCGTCGGAGTGACCGTGGGCGTAACGGTAGGCGTAACCGTTGGTGTGACGGTAGGCGTCACAGTCGGGGTCACCGTGGGAGTTACGGTTGGTGTCACTGTTGGAGTAACAGTGGGCGTCACGGTGGGGGTGACTGTTGGTGTGGCCGTCGGCGTCACAGTCGGAGTGACTGTTGGTGTGGCCGTAGGAGTGACAGTAGGGGTGACCGTGGGGGTCACTGTAGGAGTTACTGTCGGGGTCACAGTAGGCGTTGCCGTTGGAGTGACGGTTGGAGTCACCGTCGGTGTAACCGTTGGAGTGACGGTTGGGGTAACCGTGGGTGTGACTGTGGGAGTCACAGTCGGGGTGACTGTCGGGGTTACGGTTGGAGTGACCGTGGGTGTGACGGTAGGGGTAACCGTCGGAGTAACCGTTGGCGTGACGTCTGGAGTAACCGTAGGCGTTACTGTTGGAGTAATGGCGGGCGCAACCGTCGGCGTTATCGTGGGCGTAACAGTTGGGGTGACAGTGGGAGTTACCGTTGGCGTAACGGCGGGGGTAACCGTTGGCGTTACTGTTGGCGTAACAATTGGAGTTACTTCTTTGGGCGGTGTTACTTCTTTGGGTATCACATCCTCCTTCGAAACCCCAGGGGTTTGCGGGGTAGTCATAACACCTTCCTTTGGCACGCCGAGGTCACCCGCAGTCAGCACATTACCAAACATGTCCGTAAGGATAGGAGTGCCCGTTGCAATCGTGGGGCCAGTCTTGGTGCCTGTATTTAGCACCAGATCGGTCAGGTCGGTAATATCTTTTGGCAGGCGCGTACCCGTGACCGTGACAGTTTGATCAACCGATCCAGGGATATATGGAGCAGCGTTGGGGTCGTACCCGCCATAATACTTACCCGTGATGCGGTTGTACTCCCACTGCAAATTGGGATCGTTCGGCGTCTTAGACAGTTCGGCTTCGACCAGCGGCAACCAATCGGCAAGTTGTATAGCAGCACTATAGGTATTAGCGTAATCATCTGTCAGGGCTGCACCGCCACGCCGCACTCTATTGATAAGGTCAGATACGGTTGGGGGTTTTGTGCCTGTAACATCCCGGGCTTCTACATCAATAACATCGCCGGGCTTGGTGGTTGTTTGCCCTCCTGGCTTATTAAGAAGTTTGTTTATATCTTCTGCGCCCTGGGCAACCCCGCCGTACAACTCATTCCAAAACTTAATTGCCCCGGACGGGTCTGTCTTGTACGCAAGCCGTTCTATATCTTCAGGGGTAAATGAATACCTCTGATTCCCGACCTGATAAGAAAAACTGCCAGACGCATCTCTGGTAACCGGCACGGGCACAATCTTGCCCGCTTCATCCATGATCCCGTAGAAGATGTCACCGGTTTTGATGTTAAGGTTGACGCCCGGATTTATTTTTGTAGAGACCTTGCCATCGCCGGATGTCTGCACCATCCCATAGTCATCATCGGGATCGTAGACACTGACGCCCCCGGCAAGGGAATACACCGGGTCACTGATGATGTTTGCCGCAGTAGTTGTAGTTGGCGCTGTCGTAGGCGGCTGTGTACCCGGGGGGCGGCTTGCCATCGCAGCAGACAACTGCTGCGATGCGGTGAGGATAGCGTTCAGGTTACCGGAGGTAATTGCTTGCGCCAGAGAGACAGCACGTCCGGCAACGACGGTATCCGGGCTATCAGCCAACTGCCCAAGCGACGCCAGGGCTTGACCGTATTGGCCGTTCTGTATGGCCGTAATGGCTGAAGCCCCCTTGAGTGCGTCGCCAAAAGTAAAGTTGGTGCCGCCAATCGTGGTGTTTAGAACGTCCTTACCAAGTTCACTGCCTGCCGCCGCTGAAAGTAACGCACCCCAATTCTCGTTCTTGATAGCATTGGCAATGTTTGCGCCGGTCGAGATATTTGCAAACGTAGAAGTCGGAACACCCGCAAGGTTGCCCGTGTTGACAACTGCTCCGCTGATTGGGTCAATTGCCGTGGCAGCGCCGGACAGACCCGCGAGCGCACCTGCACCGGCGGCGATTGCCCCGAGATAGTTGCCCTGTCCAGCCTGAAATGCGGCGTTGGCAAGCATGCCCCACGGCCCAAGAGCCGGGGCAATCATTGAGAAAATGGTCCCTACGGGAGCCTTCCATTCTTCGGAATAATCAAATCCTTTTGGTTGGCCGACAATCTTACCGTCTGCACCAAATTGATAAACGATTCCGCTATCGCCGCCGGTAAAGTAGCGCACCTCACTGCCAGTTATGTTTCCGGCGTCGTCGTATGTCAGTTTCGTCTGAAGCGGCAGTCCTCGATCATTCTTTGTTTCTTGAAACGCCTCAAACCCGCCACCCGTGCGATTACCGGAAAAGTCATACCCAATCGGCATTGACCGCACGGTGTAGTTACCGACTTGTACGCCGGGGTCGTTGTAAGTAGAAGCCTCACCCATCAAGTTTGCCTGGGCATAACTGTTTCGTAATTGATCGGCAATACTTGGGTCTTTACTTAGCAGCGTGGATAACAAATCTTGCGGCTTTGCAGACGCCGCCGCGCTGATTGCTGAGGCGGTTGTGTTTTGGGTGGTCGGCGTTGGCGTGGGTGCCGTAGGGGCGGGGGTTGGAGTTGTGGGCGTTGGCGTTGGCGAAACACCAAGATCACCCGCCGTCAGTGTCTGACCGGACGTATCCGTGATGACCGGCGTCGTCGGCGTTACTGGGGTTGGGACTGTCGGTGTGGGTGTAGGAGTAGGTGTGGGCACCGTACCTATAACCGTATCTTGCAAAATACTTTGCAAGTCCTCTGGGGTGTAATCGCCGCTCCTATAGAGATTAAGTAACTCTTGACGGTCAAACTGTGTAGGGGCAATGGTAGTAGTTGCCGCCGTGGGGGCCGTGGTAGTCGGCGCGGTAGTAGCCGTCGTAGAAGGCGGTTGCGTACCTGTTGCCCGATAGTAATCGGCCAACGTGAAGTTGGTACCGAGGGCGCTGTTCCACTCAGAGATAGTTTGCTCCGGGCTCCACCCCTGCTGCGCTGCATACTGAAGGCCGCGCACAGTAGCAGCAGCATGATCACCGGGGCTCCCGGCGTACATATAAGACTTGAAATCAAACGGAGCCGGGGCAGCGGCCTCACCGCCGCCGACGATATTCAACAGGTCGTTTTCTGTCGGCTCGCGCTCATCGAAGTAGTTCATCGCCATAGTCTTACTGCGTCAGATCGTAGAAGGAGATTGAACCGACGCCATCGCCTTTGGTGGCTCCAGATACCGTCCGCACGGCCAGGGTAAGCGTGTCACTGACCCCCGCGATGGAGGCACCCAACTGCAAATCCCAGTTGTAGGACACCGTGGAAGACGTGTTGATCGTGCCGCCGCTGCCGGTGCTGGTGACGTAATCCGTTTGCACGATGGTGCCGCCGGACAGGGCAGTAGCCGCAACATCGTAGTCCACGTTAGAGTCCGAAGGCACCGTTGCCGCCCAGGTCGCACTGGTCAGCGTGGCATTCTTAATTAGCGCCACCTCATAGTTTTGACTGGTCAAGGGCAGGAACTGCGTCCGATTGGGAAGAACCACAGAACCTGTGCGCCCAGAGGCCAAGCGGATGGACACGATTGGGTAGAACGCCGCCGTGTCGATATTGGTAAACGCTGTGGTGCGACGCGCCACATGGTCGATGGAGGTCTGCTCAAACCCACCCTCAGACACCACCGAACAGCAGATGGCCTTCATGGATGCCGCAACAGCAGAGGTTGTGGTCACAATCTCGTACCTGACCGGCAGAATGGCCGTCGTCATGTAAACATTGGTGATGTCGTTGGCGTTGTTGAACGTGTGGCAGACGATGTACTCACCGTTGATGATGAAGCCGCACCGGACCGACCCGACACCGAGCCACTCAAAGTCCATCCACAGAATCTGCGCCTTGCTCGGGTCAAGCGTGTAGCCGGAAGCGCCAGAGCCGTCCAACTTATCGCCGTTCCAACTGCTTTGGTTTACCGTCCGGGCATCCGACACCGCTCCCGTTACATAAGAGCGCAGGACAAACGAATAGGTGCCATCCACTCGTTGGAAGAACACCCCGTTTTGATCGTTGTAGTATCCCACCCGCTGCGTGAGGTTCAGGCTCTGGCTGCTGTCCATCACGAAGGTGGCAAGCACCAACAACCCCTTACCGGGCTGATACGGCATGGAGCGATAGGACTGCCGCTTGACCGAGCCCACACCGGCCCCGGTGACTTCCATCTTCACTGCCGCTTCGTTGGGCAAGAACGTAGTTGTACCCGTGCCGGTTGTGGCTACATCAAATTGATTATCGGCAGCGTAGCGATTCTGGCTGTCAAAGAGCGTGTAGGGCTGACTGACCCGCAGCCGCCCAAAGGCGTCCGTGTTGGTGCCGCCGATGGAAATTGGGATGGGGGATGCAGTTGTCACGATTCGACTCAGCAGTGAATTAAGCCGGTTGAAGTACAGACGCAGGACGTTGTTAAGCGCCTCTTGATACCGAGAGTCATAGCCCCCCGGAGCCAGTGGCAGGTTGGGTGGCGCAGGGACGGTTGCATCTTCAATAATGAAACTCATATCTAGCGCCTGCCGTCCATGCGAACGTCGATTCGCGGCGAGCCCAACTGCCACGCCACGCCAAGCGCATCAGACTGGGCTTTCATAATCAACTGACGCCCGCGCACCCGGATGTAAACGATGTTGGTGAACTGCTCAATCGGCACGGTGGCGCTACGCGTGACTGCTGCGCTGCTCGACCCACCCAGGGACTGAGGCGTGTTAAACCCGGAGCCAGAACCCTTCATTGGGATCAGCGTCATCGTAATAGACGGGTTAGACGCAGTAGACCCGGAGAACGTCACGTCAGGCAGCATGCGCCAGATGAACCCGAAGTTCTGCCCGTCCTCGATGTCAAATTCGGCGGACTCGATGTAGGCATTGATCGCCACGGGCGTGCCGTTGACGTTATCGTCCACCCCATTTTCATGCAGCACGATGTTGTTGAGGTAGGTCGTCGCAATCGGGTAGTCCAACGTACCGGAATCTAGCCATGCTGTGCGGGCCATCGTGCCGTAGTACCAAATCTTCTCAAGGTAGTTGTAGACTACATACCGATCTACCGTAATGGAATTAGCCGAGCAGTAAAACCACCAGACCTCGTTGAAGCCCTCGTTAGTCCCGGCAAAGAACTGGGCACCCTGAGACTGATTGATGTCGCCAAAGACATACCGGCGCAGATCGCAGGGGAGCGTTTGCACGCGACCGTCGTAGGCATAGAACTTGTCCACACCCATCCAGTACACCACGCCAGATGCCACGATGGCTGCGTTCTGACTCTCAATCGAGATGTTGTCGCCAAGCAGTTGAGCGCCCCAGACTTCTGGAGCACCCAGATACTGCAAGGAATAGACAGCAGAGTCCGTGAACACCACAATTTCTTGACGGGTCTGGACTGCCGTGACGATCTCTGACCCGTGAGACAGGCGCAGGCTACCGGCTTGGTTAGTGGCTGTAGGAGTCCAGTCCGTTGCGCTTTCCTGATCCGACCACCGAATCAATAACGGGTCTTGCGCCGCAGAGCCGATCTCGTTGCATCCGAAGGCAAACACAAACCGACTGATGTCGGACACATAGATTTCGTTCTGTACGGTGGGCACACCGTTGGCCCCGGACAGACTGGAAAGCAGGACACCACGGGTACTCACGCCACTCGTGGCATCCCAGTAATACATGCCGCCACCGCGAGGCCCGAAGATCAGGTCTTCGCCAAAGTTCATCTGGCTCCACAAGCGAATCGACGTGTTGGACGAACCGCCAACACCCCACGTACCGGAACTCCATGCACCGGCACCCCAACCCGCCAACGGAACTGCAATAGCCGGGCCTGTGTTGATCTGATACGCCGCAGAAACTGCTGAACCGCCCGTTGATACCGCAGGGATGGCCGAGGCCGTGGTAATCGTGTACGAGCCGGAGTTGATGACCGTGATCTGGAACTCGCCGTTGAGCAGGGATGCGTATGTACCCGTGACGCCGCTGAAGGTTACAAAGTCCCCCGTGATTGCTCCATGCGACGAAGCCGTGACCGTGACCGTTGTGGTTCCGTTGCCTGTGAAGGGGTCAGCACCAAGAGTGACCGTGGTTCGCAGCGGCGTGACATCGTTGTACATCCCGCCCTGTTCAATATAGAACTTGAGGTTGGTGCCAACACCGATGAGGTTGACCGAACTCAGCGTCAACCAGTTCCACAGAGAGCGGCACACCCCGAGGAATGTAGATGTAGAAAGCGGTGCCCACCCCCCGATCTTCTCAGGAGTACCTTGGCGGAAACGTACCTTATCGCACTCATACCAACCGTTCTCGTTGGTATAGCGGGTGTTCTCTCTGTTCACCCCTGGGCGGAGTTGCAGACGCTTTAGTGGCACGTTACACTCCAATCGTCATTGACAAGGAGAACACTATGTGTGTTTATCGCTTGCGGCATATCGGTATTCTCCCGTCAAGACAGGAAAAGGGCAATCTCGGCTTCACGCCGTTTTACCAGACCGGGCAACACTTTGCCACCACCCATCGTCCATTGGCGAAAGGCGTCTGCCGCCCCATTCCAGTCGTCCCGGTTGGCCCGCATCCTGATCTGGCTTCTCTGAAGGTTGCCTAGCCCTGCATTGAAGGCAAAACTGACCAGAGCGTCAAAAGAGCCTTGACGCCCAGATACACCGGGAACAAGTCGAAGAACACCGCGTTCAAAAGTCCCGACATCATCACGGAATAGTTCGTCAATCTCCGTCTTGGTCCAGACACGGTTGTCCTCCGGCTTCAGCGGGAACTCGTTGCGAAGCATCCCGGTGTAGCCTTCCTTGCGGATAACCGGGAGCCTGATCTGCTCTTGATACAGGACATGGCCGTAGCCAATCGTCCAGATATGGGCGGGGCAAAGGTAGGGTTTACTCCTAAAGCCCTCGTACTTGTGCATGAGGGTTTCCCCTGCACTGCTCAGTTTCACTTCTTACTCCACTGGCGCGACCCGAACCAGTAGCCGATGATGCCGCCAAGGATAGCCATCTCGTCGGCAGAGAAGATCAGGTCGGAATACCGGATCACATCGTCAATGTTCTGGATGAGCGTTGGGTGCTGCCACAGGTACCACGCCATGAAGGCGTTGATGGCGACCAACTCAAACACGAAGATGTAGGTCACCGTGGGGCGCACCGTGCCGGTGTAGTTCACCACCCACTTTGATGCCTTGTCCATGATCTTCTGGTCGTGCGCCAGAGCCGCCTCGGTCATCCGAGCGTCGGTTTCCATCGCCACCTGTTCGGTGCGAATCTCTTCCATCCGGGCCTGGGCGGCAAAACCTGCCGCTGCCAGTTGCAATTCGCGTTCGGTCTGAACCTGAGCCAACTTCAGTTCATGGGCTTGGTCTGCCTTGTTTTGGAAGTACTCAAGCAGTTTGGGCAGGCCCGAGAGCAGCAGCCCGCCGAGGGTGGAAAGAAGCGACAGCATTTAAGCCCCCAGTGCAAAGAAGAACAGAAGCACCCCGACCGCACCCACCCCAACAGAAGCGTAGAACAGACTCAGGGTAACGGCCAGGATGGCCGCAGAGGACAGGACGATGGCGAGTTGCAGCGCCATGCCGGAATAGGAGTACCACGAAGATTTAGCCTTTGCCGCATCCCGCGCCGCCTCCGCTTCACGAGCCTTGGCTTCGATCTCCACCATGTCATCCTTCAGACGAATGGCTTGCTTGTCGAAGGTGTCGGCAGACTTCCCGCCCTGCTCGGCGGCGATGGAGTACATCGAGGCGCGGACGTTCTTGGTGCCGTACCAAGTCCACAGGTTGTTTGCCGCTATGGTGCCGTTAAGAACCGCAGAAGAGTTTCGTCCGGCAAAGTAATTTGTAACAGCAAGCAGTAGAGCAAGCAGGCTAATAGAAACCGCAGCAAGAGCCTTGACATGGGCTTCCCTCTCTGACCGGCTTGCGCCCTCCGGCGGCTTCTTGAAACTCATTTCTGCACCTTGTCAATGATGTAGTAACCCACCGCAATGAGTGCGGTCAGGAGAAAGGCGATAGCCGCCCCGTACTTGGCGTTGAGCATGAACTCCTTTTGCCGAATACGATGCTCACGCTCCTTCTTTTCGCGCTCCTTCTTCAGCCGGATGCGCTCCATGATCATCTCGTTGTACACGTTCTCACCGTAGTGAGCGATGATCAGAATCTTGAGTTCGTACTCCTGCTTGACCAACGCCTGCTTGTGCATCGTGATCTGCAAGGCTTCCTGCTCGATGCTGTCGTCGTGCAGCAGGCGCTTGAATACGGACGGCTTCTTGTTGGCCTTTTCGGTGGCGAGGCGGTTGAAGTCTCCGAATGCGCCGTACCATTTACCGATCTGACCGGCAACGTCCTGAATTTCGCGGCCCGTGGCAACGAGTTTCTTAACGGCTCCGAACGCAGCATTCGCCGCTGATACTGCCGCGAGAATGCCGGTTATTGGCTCCATCTACAGCCCAAAGAACTTCTTGACCACCTCTGCCATTGCGCCGGGGCCGAGCAGGACCGCGCCCAGAGTGATGTACAGCCAGACTTCGATGTTTCGCATCCGCTTGCTGCCATCGTCAAGACGTTTTTCAATCGCCTCGTACCTCTGGGCGCAAACCTGCTCATGGCCCGTCAACCGCGCCTCCACTTCGGGAATCAACTTCAGATCGTGCATGATGAGTGATACTTTCTCTTTGCCTGCAAGTACATCTGATGCGCCTCATCAGGGGTATCAAAGTACCCAAGATGCATTTTCTTGCCGTTAACCTGAATGTAAGAGGAAAACCTGTTTGTGCCTTTAAAGAAAGACACGCCCATAAATCCAGTTGAATTATGTTTTGGCGGCTTTATGTGGTTTTGATTGTTTTGTTGATGCGTAACAGACCTGAGATTGCACATCCTGTTATCAAGGCCATTACCGTTGATATGGTCAATTTCTTCTGGAATGTAACCATGCACAAACAACCATGCCAAGCGATGTGCCCGATCTCGATAGCCACCAAAACCAATTTGCAAATAGCGCCCATTGACAACGCCAACCCTTGAACCCGCCTTTCGAGGGCCTGAGTTTTTCAAGCGAATAAATTCGCCGGTGTCGGGGTTGTACGAAAGATGCTCCAACAGAGCATCTCTCATCGCCGCTTGTTTAGCAATCTTGGCTTCGACCGACTCTTCCATCACTGCACCGGCTCGTCTTTAATGTCATTGGCTTGGGGCACCGGCACCTGCGGCGTAGCCTGCGACTGAATCTCAGCCACCAGGGGGAACACTTCGGCGTAAGGCCGGGTGCCCAGGTATTGCAAGATGGCGTTGACCAGACCCAGGGTCAGGGTGATGGGGGTGTCGTTAGTGGGTTGCATGTGTACTCCTTATTCGTTGGCAGCGATGGCAGCGTTCAGGGGGGCAAGGTCTTGACCCTGCATCCACTCCTTGGCGACCATGATCTTCAGGTGCTCGACGTTGCGCTTTTTGCAATCGGCCCAGTCGGCATCGTCCATGCCTTCGGGCTTACCGGCGTTCAGCAGGTTCACCGAGTCCATCGCGGCGCTGTAGTGGCGTGCGACTTCTTCAGCGGTCGGGGTTTCAACAGGGGTTGCGACTTCAGGCATTTCAATTTCCTTTCAAAAATTACATTGCAGCAATAACAAACGCCAACAGTTCATCGTAACGAACGCCAAAGCGGGTTACCTTTACGGCATTTGGGGTTTCTGAGGTGTAAGGCTCGTTTGGCCGAGCCTCAGATATTCCATCCACTTCATACCAAGTATCAGAGCAAAACAATCCATAACGATTTGGGTCAAGACCTTCAGAAACAAAAGCGGCCTGAACGTCTTGAGCAATTACTCCAACATGAATTCGAGCGCCGACGCCTTTCTTAACAACAGCATCCTTAAAGCGAAACTTCTTGATAAGAGATTTAATGCGAACGGCGACACGTTTTTCTGCATCATCCAAATCAGCAATGTCTTGCTTGCTGTTAGCATCAGAAGTGTTAATCGTGCCAGAGGTTGCGTAGATAGTGTTCCAGCGATTTGTTGCTGTTCCGCAATTGGCATTTCCATCTGTACTGGTATAGAGAGCCGTTCCGACAAACACCAAGTTGTAGGTCGAGGAGTTGATTTGCATCCTCGGATTCCCATCCCCATCCGACAGCACGATCCAGTTGTTGGCAGTGCGGATGTCGAGGCCACCTTGGTTGCCGTTGTATTGACCAAGGATGGTGTTCTTTGCGCCAGTCGTGATGTAGTAACCGGCTTGATTTCCAACCATTGTGTTGGAGGTGCCCGTAATACTGAAGCCTGCCTGATAGCCGACATAAACAGCGCCTGCTGCGCCAGTAGTCCCGCTATACCCCGCCTGATAACCAACAGCAGTGTTGTTTGCGGCAGTGGTGTTCTTCGCCAAAGCACCAATACCGACGCCCGTGTTATTTGCACCTGTCGTGTTTGCCTGAAGCGCCGCCTCCACAGTGCCATCATTGCCGCCAACAGCCACGTTTGATTGGCCGGTTGTGTTGGAATACAAGGTGTATGCGCCAACCGCAGTAATTTTTCCCGTTGTGTTGGAGTAGCCAGATGCCCAACCAATGAAAGTGTTTTGACCGGCAGTCGTATTACTATACCCCGCCTGATAACCAACAGCGGTGTTGTTGGAAGCGGTGGTGTTGGCTTGGAGCGCCTCCCTACCGATGGCGGTGTTTTGTGCGCCAGTAGTGTTGGAATATAAACCCGCGTACCCGACGGCAGTGTTGCTTGAGGCGGTTGTGTTGAAACGCAGCGCCAAGTCACCGACGGCCACGTTATACGAACCCGTGGTGTTCACCACCAAAAGATCAGCGCCGCCAATAGCAGTGTTGGAAACGCCGGTTGTATTTCCTTCCAAACTTGAAAGGCCGACCGCTACGTTCCTTGAACCCGTCGTGTTGGAATAAAGCGCGTTGACGCCAACTGCGGTATTCGTGATGCCGGAAGTGTTGAAGAGCAAAGCGTTTGAGCCAACCGCCGTAATATTGGCAGAGGTGTTGGAAGTCGCCGCGCGGTAACCGATGGCAGTGACGCCGCTATTGGCGGCAACTGTGTAAGCCGCCTGATAACCAACAGCGGTGTTGTTGTTGCCGGTGGTGTTGGAAAAGAGAGCAGACTGACCAACCGCTACGTTGTTGATGCCGGTGGTGTTGGAGTACAGGGAGAAACCGCCGAGCGCGGAGTTGTCCCCTCCGGTTGTGGTTGAGTATCCGGCTTGATAACCAACCCCGGTATTAGTACTTGCGGTTGTTGCTCTGAAAGCCTGCAAACCGACTGCAACGTTATAAACGCCCGTCGAATTAAGTCTGAGAGCCTCATACCCAACAGCGGTGTTGTTTGACCCAGTGCCAGTCGTATAACCCGCCTGATAGCCAATAAAAGTGTTGGCCCCTGCGTTATTAGAGTACCCCGCCTGATACCCAACAGCAGTGTTGTTGGAGGCGGTGGTGTTGGAGTAGAGCGCGAGACTGCCGAGCGCAGTGTTGTTGTTACCTGTGGTGTTGAAGCGAAGGGCTTGGCTTCCGACTGCAACGATGTCTGAACCAGTCGTGTTAGAAGTCGCAGCCAAATACCCCATGACCGCGATTGGAGTGCCAGTCGTAGTCGAGTACCCCGCTTGATAACCAACGGCGGTATTGTTAGAGGCGGTGGTGTTGGAGTAAAGAGCCAGTGTTCCAACTGCCGTGTTGTATGAGCCGGTGGTGTTGCCATTAAGTGCACCAGAACCAACCCCGACATTATAGGCTCCAGTGGTTATAGACTGACCAGTATAATAACCAAGCAACGTGTTGTCATTGCCGGTGGTTACTCGGAAACCGGCATGAGAACCTGAAATGGTGTTGTTGGACGCCGTGTTTGTTCCGCCAAAACCATACCCGGCCGCTTGACCAAAAATTGAATTATCACTGCCGGTTGTTAAGGTATACGCCCCTCCTTGCCCAACAACCGTGTTATTTGTACCAGTTGTATTGCTATACGCCGCCTGATGTCCCACGGCGGTGTTGTTGGAAGCGGTGGTGTTGTTGGCGAGCGCAGAATCTCCGATGCCCGTGTTGTTATTGCCACTCAGAGTGGTAACGTTCCCACCCATTGAGTTGTAGCCAAAACCAGTATTTGATTGTCCCGTTGTGCTGCCGTAGCCCGAATATGCGCCACCAAACGCATTGCGCGTGCCCGTGGTGTTGTAATAACCCGCCTGATAGCCAACGGCGGTGTTATTGGAAGCGGTGGTGTTGGCTTGAAGTGCGCGGTGGCCAATTGCCGTGTTATAAGAGCCAGTAGTATTGTTTTGAAGCGCGGCGCCGTCAACGCCGTATGCGCCCCCACCTATAGCCGTATTATTAGTACCCGTTGTATTGGAGAAAAGAGTAAGGTATCCAAATGCAGTATTGTCTGAGGCCGTACTTACTTTAAGCGCGTTGTGGCCGAAAGCGGTCACGCCGTTCGCGGTAGATGCCGTATATCCTGTTTGAGCGCCGAAGTAGTTGTTCGCTGTGCCAGTAGTATTGCTATACCCCGCCTGATAGCCGACAGCCGTGTTGTTGGAGGCGGTGGTGTTGGAGTAGAGCGCCGACTTTCCAATAGCCACATTGAAGTTGCCTGTGGTGTTGGTGGTCAGCGCATAGGTGCCCAAGCCAACGTTTGACGCCCCTGTTGTGTTGGCGTACATGGCTTGCCAACCAAAGGCTTCATTTGTAGTGCCTGAAGTGGATGAGTACAGGGACTGATAACCAACAGCGGTTTGATATGAGCCTGTAGCCAAATAACCGGACTGCACTCCAATATAGGTGTTTTGAATCCCAGTGCTGTTTGTATAAGCAGCCTGATAGCCGACAGCAGTGTTGTTGGAGGCGGTGGTGTTGGTGTTAAGGGCATTTACGCCTACGGCTGTATTGTTTGAGCCAGAGGTGTTGCCTGTAAGGGCGGCATCACCAATAGCGGTGTTAGCGCTTCCTGTTGCAGTGCCGCTTGAACCAGCAAGAGTAGAAATACCAACAGCAGTGTTACTTGAACCTGTAGTGTATAGAGCCGCAAAATAGCCAACAGCAGTATTGCGAGAACCTGTTGCATTTACAGCCAGCGCTGTATTACCCACCGCAGTGTTGGTGGACACAGCACCCGCGCCACGGCCTACGGTGATGCCGTAAACAGTCAGGTCAGTGCCGGAGTACAGCAGGTTGGCCGAACTGGTGAGGTTGCCGCCCGTAGTGGTGTAGACCACCCGGCCAGTGGTAAGGGAGGAATCGGTCAGGTCAGCAACGGTCAGCGTGGTGCCGTTGAAGGTCATGTTGGCAGAGCCTGCCAGGACACCAGACGAATTAAATTGAACCTGTGTGTTGGAGCCCCCGGCACCCAAGACCGTGGTTGCCACCTTCACGAAGTCCGAACCGTTCCAGGCAATCAGTGCCTTCTCGCCAGACACCATCGTGACGCCCGTGGTCGGGCCTGCACCCACCACCTTGACTGACTGCGAAGTCGATGTGGAATTCAAAACAAGATACTGACGGCTTGATGCGGGCGCCGTGATGGTGAGCAGCGACGCCGGGTTTCCGGTGCAGTTGATGATGGCGTACTGGGCAGAGCCAGAAGAGCCCGTCCCAACCTGCGTCAACGCCGTGCCGTTGGTGACCGTGAGCGTTACCGCTGTCTGGCTACCGCTGATTGTCTGGGTGCCTTCGACGGCGGAATCTAAATATGAAGTAATATAATCATTAACGGTACTTCCCCAAGTTCCTTGTAATTCACCAGTAACTGGAAGCGCAAGGCCGAGAAGAGGAGAATATGAGGTCGGCATTTTATAAACCCTTTGTCAAATAAACATGCGCTTTGCGCTGTTTAATTAGTAAAACCATTTTCTTGCTAACCCCAAATTGTTCTGCTGTTTTCAACAAAGACAAGGGGCTGTAGAAAATATCTTTCACGGTTTGCTCAGACAGTTTGGCGTTGGGGCCGCGTTTGCCCCGTTTTGATTCCGCCAGTTTTTTCAATGCTTCAACGCGGTGTGCATCCAGTATGCGCTTGGCTTGCGCTTTGCGCTCTTCGGTCATAGGCTGTTTGCGCGTGCCTTGACCTGCCTTAACCGGTGGGTACTTATCATTGAGGTGCTGCCAACGCTCTCCGCGCCGCGCATCTCGCAGCGTGTCCCTGGCAATCTCCGCCCCAAACCGTTCCTGCACCATTTCAAGAACCGCTGAGTTTGGCTTGTCCCAGTGGGCCGGGTCGCGGATAAACGCTACCATCTCTTCGGTCAACTTGGCGTTGTAAAGGTCTTCGCCCTTCTGCTGATCAACAGTGCCATGCTTGTGGCCGTGATCGGTTAGGTTGTAACCGCCGTCCTTGGCGTGGGCTTTGAGTTCACCAATCAGCCTGATCTCAGCAGCCCGCAGGTCTTCGATGGACGTGGCCCTGTAAGTCACCTCAATAGAGAACTTATCTGCCCCATACTTGCGCATGGCCCGATACAGCGGCTTGTCCACATCCGTATTTGCCGCCGACAAATGCTGCCGCCACCGAACCTTAAGCGGTCCCGTCGTCAGACCGACGTACACGCGGTCATTGACTGTGTTGGTGATCTTGTAGACAAACATCCAGGCTCTAATCCGTGTTGATGGTCGTCCAACCGGGCGATTGCGTGGTGCTCACGCTCTGCCACGAAGGCGACTGGGTGTTGCCGATATTCTGCCAATTTGCCGTCTGGGTGTCACTCACATTTGCCCACCCGGCAGACTGCGTGTTTCCAATCCCGCCCCAATTGGCGGTCTGGGTGTCGTCAATGATTTCCCACAGCGGCCTGCCGCCGATGGTGTCCGTGGCCGTAGCGAGTTCTTGGATGGAAGCGAAGAACCGTGCCTCTGCGCTTGGAGTATCCGTGCCGGTGGCAGTCTCTGCAACCACAGCGCCAAACGTAGCCCCGGAAGAAACCGCGTCCGTGCCCGTAGCAGATTCGGAAACAGCGGCCCCAAGTGTGGCAGCGGCGGAAACCGTGTCCGAGGCGGAAGCCGTCTCGTCAATGGCGCTGTTGAACAGGAAAGCAGATTGAAGCGCATCTGTCCCCGTAGCAGCCTCGGTGATCGCTGCACCGTAGGTCGGCGTGGACGAAACGTCGTCTGTACCCGTGGCGGATTCTGTGACTGCACACCCATACGTCGGGATGGCCGAGATGTCATCCGTACCCGTCGCAGACTCAGAAACCACGCCGCCAAACGTGGCCGCAGTAGAGATAGCGTCCGTGCCAGTGGCGGACTCAGAGATCGTCGCGCCGAGCGTAGCGATGGAGGAAACATCGTCCGTACCCGTGGCGGACTCAGAGATAGCCCCACCGAAGGTGGCCGAAGAAGAAACCGCGTCTGTGCCTGTAGCGGCTTCAGTTATGGTCCCGGCGTAAGTAGGCGTGGCCGAGATGTCGTCTGTGCCGGTGGCGCTCTCTGAAAGCGAAGCCCCAAACGTAACCGCAGCGGAAGTAGTGTCCGTCCCGGTGGCGGACTCAGAAACAGCCGCGCCAAACGTGGCTAAAGAAGAAACTGTGTCTGTGCCGGTGGCTGTCTCAGAAAGAGAAGAAGCGAAGGTAACAGCGGAGGAAGGGGCGTCCGTCCCGGTAGCCGACTCAGCGACGGCCCGGTCATAAACGGAATCACCCCAACCGGCCTGACCCCAGGTGCCGGAACCCCATCCGCCTTCTGCCACCGTTCATCCTCAACCGGCGAGGCTGAAGGTGTACGTGACCGCGAGAATATCGCCGCTCACCACCGAACGGTCGCCGGGGCTAGAGAAAGCCTTCTCCGAGAACAGAGTACCCGTCGTGCCGCCCTTGGCCGAACCGGAGGTCAGGAACGCACCGCCCACCGTGCCCGTGGCGTTGATGGTGAAGTTGGCCGGGGTGCCCGAGTTGGTCACCACCGAGGGGTTGGCGTTGGTCGCAGCCGTGAAGGTGGGAGCCACACGGGTGGAGTTGCTGTAGCCCGTGAACTCAGTCCAACCCTTGGACGACATCGTGTCCGTGGCACTCGTGGTCACGCCGGGGCCAGTGATCAGGCCCAGATACCACGTCGTAATCTGCGTAGTAGAGGTCAGCGCCACACCGGCCATGTATTGCAGGCCGACGTTGACCACGAGGTTGTCTTCCTCAACAACCCACTTCAGGCTGCCGTCCTTGTCAAAGCACTCCAGTTTGTAGCGGCCCACAGCCGTGGCCTGCTCTTGGCCCTGTGCTCCTGCGATCAAGCCGCTTGCAACGAAGTCTGCGGCCTTGGCGATTTCGGTGGTCATTTGATGCTCCTTAATTGGAAGACCGGATCAAGGCACTGTTGGCGTCGTTGACCGGCATAACGATGGTGAAGGTGGCCGTCGAGGTCTTGTCTGACCCGAAGTCCAACACGGCGATGGAACGGTTGGCTTTACTGGAGTTGTAGATCAGGGCACACCGTGCTGTAAACACACCGGGGTTCCACTCCACATTGTCGAAGTCCACGAAAGCCGTGTACCCAGAACTGCTGATGGTCGTGCCGGTCAGCGTCTTGCCGCCCGCCGAATATCCAGTCCCCGTGATCTCTGCCGTCGTGTTGTAGGCCGTGGTCTCTTCGTTTAGATCAGCGTTGCCGTTGTACAAAGCAATCTTCAGGACATCCGTCGTCAGATCATGGATGCCCTGGTACAACTCCTTCTTAAAGGAGGTGGTCTGCGTTTGAACGATTGGCATCAGCCCACCTTCACCCTAACCTGCCCGTTCCTGTAGGCGTCTTGACGGTTCTTGCCATCGCCCAGTTGCTTCAACAGGATCAGAGACTGTGCGAACTGCTGCTCGTACATGGTAACCACATCGGGCTCTTCCTTCATAAACCGAGCGGCTTCGACCATCACGCCGTTAAACAGCACAGAGTCAAAGTTGTCGCCAAGCCACGAAGTGCCGCTAGGATTAAGTACCGTATCTGCAATTGAAACCGGGTAGTAGAAGTAGTGCAACTCCACCGACAGACTGGCGCTAGGGGTCGGCCCAACAATAAACGTCAACTCATTCGCATCATCTGATCGGGGGCCGAAGATGGCGTAGTACCGAGGAGTGCCGGTGCTCGTGGGCGTGGGATACGCCTGACGGATGAAGTTCACGTCCTTATCAAGCAAATACTCATACGACCCATCCGCCAGGATAACCGCCATCGAAAAGACGGACAGGAAATCTGATGGGCACTGAAGGTACTTGTTGTTGGCCGTGAGCGTGCCAGTGACGTTCTTGCGAAGTGCAGGCAGTTGGACGGTGTTGTAGATTTTTTGTTCAGCCAACTTCGTCATAGTGGCGAAGTCAGTCGCGGAGAACGAGTTCTCCGTGTAATCTTCAACGTTGGTCTTTAACTGCGTGTAGTTCACGCCATCGGCCCCCGAGCCATCACACCCTTGGTTGCTGCCCCCGTACCACGAATCTTGATACCCGAGGTCTTGGGTTCAGGGTCATACCCGTCGCGGGTGATATTGCCCACGGACATGTTTACACGGTTGGCAGCAGTGGGCTCTTTCTGAGTCCCGTTGCCCAGGGCAACCTTGCCGCCCTTCATCGTGTGGGGCTCGGCATAGACGGAGGCATCCCCGACTTCCTTGCCGCCCATCTTTTTGCTGAACTTAGCCATATCAGCCACCCTTCTTGTAGGTGAACGAAGACTTCTTCTGGTTGGCAACCTTTGCCAGACCGCGACCGAGTTCGCGCATCTGCTGATTGGTTTTGCCACCCTTGGCGAGTTTCGTCATGGGTTTGCCCGGGTGCATGTGCTTCTCATGCGCGTGAACAGCCTTCTTTGCGTCCATCATTTGCTCCTACGTCACCGTGATTGATACTGTACCAACAGAGGTCGTTGCCACCAAGTAGTTTGGTGTCAGGCCCGCATCATTTGCTCTTGCTCCGCCAACCGGACTCCAGCCCCACTGAATATCCCGGGAACCCCCAGTTGGAAATCCCTGCTCTGGGTTTGCGATATTGATCTCCAGACTGTTTGTTCCGGCGGTCTTGTACGTCGAATCACGGCGCGGGTTACGGACTGCCTGCGGATCATCCACCGGGTACATGCCCAGTTGCAACTGCGGATGATCTGGGTCCCAACATTCCTCGCAGACAAGCAGATTGAAACGCTTGGTCTTGATGACCTCTTCCTTCAGGCGCTTCAATTTAAACTGGGCGCCGCATCGATCACACATGGCAATCGACCGCTTGCCAGAAGCAAACCGATTACCCATTTGCGACCTCCAGATACACCTTCTGAGCCTTGCGGATGTCGCGCAGGGCAATCATTACCTGCTCGCGCTTGGCTCGCACATCCTCTGGGATCGGGTTGTTTCCGCAGAAACGGGTGCCGACGTGCGGGAATTCCAAGGCGATGCGAACCTGTTCTGCCTTGACCACGGTGTACGGCTGAATAGCCCGCAGGAAGGCATGAGCCTCCACGCTGCTTGCCTTCCACCGCCACACCAATGCAGCCCCACGCTTGCGCTCATAGGAGTCTGAGGTGGCAGTCTTATCCGGCGTGACATTGCCGCCAAACCGCTGTTTAAGCAGGTGCAGTGCGGTCGGGTCTTGTTGAGTCACGGATGTAAACAGGCTATGAAACTTGCCGTTGTTCCGTGGATTGACCAACACGCAGCCCTCTCCATCGAAGAAGCCTGCTGCCCACGCCAGGAAGATTTTGTCTTCCATTACGTAGTCGCTCCACCAATGAACTGTTGACGCGGCACAAACCGGATTGCAGCCTTTTCCCGGTCCTCGTCTGCTGCCAACTGCCATGCCTCTTCGTACTGAGACTTCAGGATGGGCAGGCGGTCGTAGGCATCAGGAATCTTCATGCCCATGTAGTAGGACAAGCCTGCCACCATGCATGGGATGAACCGGAACGGGACATCTGCCACGTCCACACCCTGACCGGCATCCTGCGTCCGGCGCAGTCTCCAGTACACCAGGGTGTAGGTGGTCGAGTTGTCCGGCACCGGCCAGACTGTCACACAGGGAACCTGCGCCCAGTAGACCGTACTACCCAGAACATGGATTGCTGCCGTCGTCCCTTGCTGGCCCCGGAAGCAGTTGTACAGCGTATTGCCTGTGATGTACCCGTAGACGATGATTTCGTTGTCGATCTTGATGAACCCTTGGGCGGGCAGACCGGCAGTCGAAGACAGCGTAATCGTGGTTTCCGTGGCAGAAATCTGAGCAGGTAGCGTTGCCCCAATTGGGGAGATCATCCCGTTGTTGCGCTGCACCAGAATCTGAATCGGGCGCGAAGTGGTCAACTTGTTCGGGATCGTCGCGTAAGTGCTGATGCTAATCCGAGTGATGTTTAAATCAGCCTGATTGCTGCTGCTGTTGGCCTGCGTGCGAATCTGATGCTCAAGCAGGTCCACCGTGTCGTTGGGCAGGGCATACGTCATCTGGTTGTAGACCAGGGTGATCGTCCCCTGCTCCATCGTCCACATGTTGATGCCACGGTTTGCCCAGTCGGCAAAGAGCAGGTTCAGACTGCGACGGGCAGTCCGAAGATCGTAGCCCGTGCGAAGTTCTGAGCCACAACGCTCAAAGGCTTCTTCCACGACCTCAGAGAGATCGAGGTTGAATACAGCGGTGCCTGAAGTTGTCATGTCACTTCATCTTTTTCAGCGTCTGGGCCAAACGAGCACGCTGTCCCATCTTGCCCGGAGCCTTGGCTGCTTTAGCCAACTTCTTGGCGGGGATGGTTTGACCTTCCTTGACACCAAGAGCAGAGCGCAGGGCTCCAGGCTTTTTGATGGCTTTCTGAATCCACTTCTCAGCCATGATTACTTCCTTGCGGTTTTTGCCGACTGAACAAATGCTTCATCCGTTGGAGCGCCTTTTGAACCCGGCTTACGCATGCGTTCACCAGACCCTTCAGCGATGCGCTTACGCTTTGCATGAATGTTGGCATACAGACCTACCTTCCCGCCTTCGGCATATTCCGTGAAATCCGTGTTGTCACGGCGCTTCTTGACGACCCCTTTGGGCATCTTGGCGGGGTTGATACAACCCATTCCACGACTGGCTCTCATACCATCTTCCCGCGAGTCTTGCCTTTTGTGACACAACCATCAGCACGAGAAGATGCTGATCCGCCTTTGGCATATCGCCCTTCAGGAACTGTTCCACGAGTCTCGCGCTTAATTTCCGCAGCAGCCTCGCGTTGTGCAGCCTGTGCTTTTTTAGCAGCCGACGGGCTATAAGGCGGAGCCTTCTTGCCGGGCTTCATGTCTTTTGCACCTTCTGCGGCCTTGTTGTATGCGGCTAAAGCAGCACGTCCAGAAGGCGTGTAATCCTCATAGCCAAAATACTCTGGCCGTTTGCGGTAGGCAATAAGTTCCTCTGCCTCTGCAACATCTTTAGGCTTACCCTCATCCGGCATTGGGGGCTCACCCATTTCGGCGCGGTAAACGCCGCCTTTGGCATATTTGCTCTTCATTTCAGCACTTCCCGCCCATAGCCATCTTCACTTGCATGCCACGGGTCTTGCCACGCTGGGCGCAACCATCAGCCTGCTTGTGACCAGCGGCCAAACCGCCTGCGGCCATCTTGACTTCCATGCCGCGAGTCTTGCCCTTCTTGGCAATACCGTCGGCTTGCTTGTGACCGGCAGACAGGCCACCACGAGCCATGCCCTTCATCTCACCCATCTCATGCTTGATCATGGACCTGGGAGCGCCCTTCTTCTTCATAAAAGCGATCTCTTTGCCAACCATCTTCTTAGATTCCATTTCGCCACCTCCGGCAAATTTGCGGCCCTTATCGGCCTGGATGAACTCTTCCCCCACGGATTGAGGGACGCCTACTTTCTTGGCGAACTTGGGGTTGTTAGCCACCGCCGCCATGAATCTGTGCTGCTTTCCGCTTGTGCTTGGCATCTCAACAGTTCCACGCCCGCAAGGATTTGTTAATCCTCGAATTCGGATCGTTTGCGGTCTTTTCGCTCGTCAACTTCTTTTTCATGCCCTTCATACGGGCGCAAAAAGAGTCGCGGCGTGGACCGCCCTCCGGTTGAGGGGGTTTCAGTCCCGGCTTCCCTGGATTCGCGGCGTTGTAGGAGGCTCGCCCCTTGGCGTTCAAGCCGCCCTTGGGGTTCTTCCCTTCCTTGCGTTGCCATGCCGGGGTCTTAGCCATAGAACACCACTGCCGTTGTAGCGGTGCCAGATACGGTTACATGAAGGTTGGTCGAGCAGAGTACGCCCTCTCCGGGGAACGTCATGGCAAACGGAGTACCGCTTGCAAGCGTCGTGGTGGAGAAAACCGTTGTTCCGCTTGCCCCGCCGTCACGAATAACAACCGTGCCCGTAGCAGAACCGGGCGTAACAAACACACCCTTGCAACGGGTACGGTCGTTAAACACCGTGGCCGTGGCAGAAACATACCCGGCTTTAACGTCGGTTTGCATCATGGTGATGCGCTCCTATTAAGAGGCCGTGGTGATGGCGATCCAAGCAGCAGAACCGCGCACATAGATGCGGTCGTTGGTGGTGGTGCCGTCGGTACGCAGGTACAGCGAACCTTGAGCAGCCGTCACGGTCGGAGCGCCAGAACCCACGAAGATGCCCAGGTTGGCCGTGGAAGAAATCTGGATTGCCGACATGCCGCCCGCAGCAGGAGCCGTGCCGCTATCAGCGGTCAGGTTACCCGTGGCAGAGACAGAAGTTGCGGTGACCGTAGTTGCGGTGACAGCGCCAGTAAGAGCACCAACAAAACCATTGGTCGAAGTTACCGGGCCGGAGAAGGTAGTGGAAGCCATGCTTCAATTCCTCAAATTGCGCTTGCTGTCTGTGAGGTCAGTCCGCCAAGCCGGTCAGCAAGCAGTTGGTGATCTTGGGACTGGTGTGTTTATACACCGGGGGTCGGGTTGGGGTCAACGAGTTTGTTGGACTTCTTGAGGTTCTCCATCTGGGTAATCACCCGTAGATTCCATGGCACGTGCAGTCCGCAAACCTCTGGGCTAATCAAAGGGACAATGTGATCCACAACGTACCGCTCCCCCGTTACCTGCGTTAGCCTAACCGCTTGGACATACAACTGCCGCATGGTGGCACGTTCTTCCTTGGTTATCCATGGAGGAGTGGCGTTTCTATGCCGCCGCTTACGTACGTTGTTTAACGTGTTGTAGTACTCTGGGTTGGTGCGCTTGTGCTTACTCTTGTATTGACGTTTCTCTTGATCGGGGCGGGCGTTAGCACGGGCAACCACCACCTCCTTGTTGCGTTCGTAATACTCCCGCTTGGCCTTCTGTCCGGCCTCCGACTGGTTGTACTGGCGGAAGTACTCTGCACGGGTTTGGTTGCCCTTCTCCCACTCCACCTTCAGGCATCCCACGCAGGCTCCCTTGGTTTTGCGTGGGGCAATGTGCCCGTGCTTGCAGGGCTCCCCAGTGAAGTAGTACTTGGCCCCCGTGGCCTTGGCTTCGGCGCGGGTCTTGGGTAGGTTGGTGATGTCCATGTGGGCTCCTGATATACGATACGGGTAATCATAGCCCAAAGAAAAGGGGGGCGCAAGCCCCCCTTCTCAACACCGTTTCGGTATCAGGCTCCGGGGGAACCGAAGATACCGAGCGGATCAGAAACGCCAAACGAGTAGCGTTCACGAGCCTTGTAACGGGCGTTGCCGGTATCGAAGTCTCCGTCCATGGAAGTACTCATGGGAGTACGGATGAAGTGCTTCAGACCGTTGGGCACGTCCGTGGTCAGGAACCAAGCGTTGGTGTCCGTCAACCAGTGGTTGATCGTGTAACCCTCGGGGATCGAGCCGTTGTTCTTCAGCGCGTTGATGTCGTTGTCGGCGGTCGCCACGCGGAGTTCGGTCTCCAACAGACGGGTCGCAACGAATTGCAGTGAAGGCGGAACAATCAGTTTCCGAGGCTTGGCAGCGATCAGCAGACCACGTTCGTCCGTCCACGCTGCGATTTGAATCACGGCGTTTTCAAGGGACGTTTCGTTGAGGTCAGCACCCACGGTCGGGCGGTTGCTGTTGGTGCCACCAGAGATCAGCGGATGCGCCGTCGAGAACAGGCTCACACCGTCGCCG